TCAGGCCTGATCCAGGAGATTTGCCTAAATTATCCGGAAGAATAACTGGACAATATGGCTGTCCAGGTCTGCTATACTGCATATGGAAGTCCGGCAGACATGCAGCCATGGTGACTACTTGTAAGCGTTGGTCATGCGAAAAATGTTCTAAAGCGAAGCTAGACGAGTTAACGCAAATTTTTGCTGATGCCACACTTGACACGCCAGTGGTGTACGATGCGGTTGTATCGCACGGAGAACTAAATAAAATCTGCAAGCTATTCAGGAAGAAGGAGATCTCCGCACTGAGTTTAAAGTTCCCTGATTCAGTGTATATCCTAGCTTCCGCTACCGTTCAAGCAAGAACTTGGACATTGAATTCACTCTCCCGCGCAGCCGCAATAGCTAAGCTACAAACCATAAAGATATCAGAGATACGACGCAGAGATTTCATAAATGGTTGGAGACCAGAAGCCTTATATGAGCCTAAGAAAGATACAGTAGTCTACTCTACAATGTTCGCTAGTATGGATGACTTGAGAGATATTACAAGTGACTATGGAGTTGACATAAACAGCGAATTCATTGAGGGAGACCCGCTCGACGTGGTTGAGCGTATGTCGAAACTCAGAAGCGACTACACCATCGTATTCGATAATACCGAATACCTGGTTGAGTAGGTGATTTTATGGCCGGTCAGGGATTAAGCAGGCGTGATGAACACACGCCTTTTTGGCCTGCGTCTCTACCCTTGGAATATAAATCAGTTCTGGCTTTGCGTCGCAAAGGTGTCGGTTACGATGACATAGCCGAGCAACTTGGCTATGAAAGCAGATTCGAAGTAATAGACATCCTGAACAAGATATATAAGAATGTAAAACCGATCAACGTCGAAGAAGTACGCGACTCGATTGAAACTCAAATAGATGATCTGACTACTGTATACATGGCACCTGCGCTCGACGGTAACGAGAAGGCGGCAAAGTTCGTCCTGTCCGCATTGAAGCTTAAAGCTCAACTACGCGGGGCGATCCTTCCACCACAGGTTAATGTCCAGATTAATGGAGCTAAGCCGTGGGAGAAGGTGTACGCCGCTACTATGTCTGAAGTCGATGACAAGGGTAACATTATTGAAGGAGCCGTAATAGATGATGTTACTGACGAGGATAAGTACGACTATTAGTTATCTCGGACACCTGATTAAACTGTTAGCCGTAGGCATCAAGCGTAACATCCTTCGAATTCATGGCGTCGGTGGTGCACACCGAATGGATTCAATACTATTTCCAGTTCGACCAAGGTACAATCGTAGTGAAACATTCCGCAAACGATACCGTGGGCGGAGGTTCCTAAACATATGGGAGAGATAGTGGACCCGGTTGAAGAGATGCAAAACGATCTGTTCGAACTTAGAACATCAAGAATTAATCAACTGAATGCCAGAGAAGTCAATGAAGCATCAACTGTACTAGAAGTAGTTAACAAGACTATTGCAGACGTCATGAACTTGATGGAGAATCTGTACATCGTGGTAAACGCACCTAAGGATGGGTTCGTATCTATTACCCCGGAGCGCCCAAGTGGACAACAAGAAGATTAGAAAGCATCCACTTGCTCACTGCGAGAATTGCCCTTGGCGTGAGGAAGGTGCTTATGTACCTAGCCTCATACCCAAGGGCAACATCAAAGTAGCCGTGGTTGGTGAAGCCCCTGGTGCTTACGAAGCAAAAACTGGAATTCCATTTACTGGCCCATCGGGCGAACTACTCGACAGAGTAATGCAACATCACGGGTTCGAGCGCAAAGACCTTGCCTTGATCAACACAGTGGCGTGCCGACCGCACGGACCCACGGAGAAGCCTCCCAAGGGTGCTATAGCAGCCTGTAGGCCACGCCTGGAGGCGGATCTGCGCCGGGCCGACGCACCACAGATCCTCGCGGTAGGAGGCACCAGTGCCAAAGAAATTCTTGGAGATAGCGCTCCGATATCAAAATTGCGGATTGGCTTGGCCCGCCAATCTAGGTTTGGTCCCGTGGTTGCTACCTGGCATCCTGCGTTCTGCCTTAGAACACCAGATTCGTTCCCTTCGTTCGTCCGTGACACAGGAAAATTAATTGGACAAGTCGCAGAGCCGTGGGTGCCTCCTACTTACAAGGTATTTAACGATCCAGTTACTGCGCTGGTGGCTATCCGTAGACTGTATTCGGTCAAAAGAATTGTCCTCGACATTGAAGCTGCCTCGGATAAAGATATCGATGATTCACATCCCGAGGACTACGATCTACTTTGCATTGGTATTGCATATGCGAAGGGACAGGTTGTGGTTTTTGGGGATAAGGTTTTCAAAGATCCGGCCTGTGTTGACGCTTTTGGAACACTCCTTCGCCTTGTACAAGTGGACGGTTGGAACGTCAAGTTTGACCTTCTAGGAATGTCACCGTTGTTTGGTTTGCTCAAGGCGCATGCCGACGGCATGCTTATGTCTTACACATTGGACGAGCGTCCGCGACAACATGGACTAAAGCAGCGATTGGTCGAGGATCAGAACGCACCGCGATACGATGACGAAATTGCTCAGTATACAAAAGGCAAAGGTGGCAGCTTTGCCAACATCCCAAAGGATCTTCTGTACAAATACAATGCCTATGACTGTGGTGGAACATGGGACGAGATGGAATATCTCGACATGCTCATGGGACCGCAGCAACATAAGCTACACAAGTTCCTTATCGACGCGGTCAACATGCTTATGCACGTGGAGATGTCCCCGCTTCATTTCGATTTGAGCTGGAATGGAGAACTAGAGGATATCTACAAAAAGAAAATCGACGACTCCCAAAGAGATATCGAATCCCACGTTGGTCATGATTTTAACCCTCGTTCGTGGGTCCAGATCATGAAGTACTTTGCCAGCAAAGGCATGACGATCCCAACCACCAATCGAGACTTCCTTGAGAAAATTCATCCGTTGTGTTCGCCGGAAATTCAGAAATTTATTGACCTTATCCTAATCAACCGTAACCTTGCCAAAGCGTACGGAACCTACGTCAAAGGCTTGAGGAAGAAAGTAAAAGATGGGAAGATTAATACTACTTTTTCACTTCACTCCACAACGTCTGGAAGAACTGCTTCGAGAAAACCTAATTTGCAGAACGTCAAACGAGACAAGCCCATTCGAAACCAGTTTACCGCTGAGCCACCATCAGAAGAGAATCCTGATGGCAAGATACTGGTCCAATGCGACTACTCCCAAGCCGAAGGAAGGACCATAGCCGACCTTGCTCGCGATGCGTACTTACAGAAGGTCTTCTCTGATCCCGACATTGATATCTTCAACGATATGTGTAATCGAATTTGGGGATCAGGAGCCTGGAACAAAGAGAACCGCGTATCTATTAAGTCCATCTTCTACGGTTACAGCTATGGTCGTAAGGCCAAATCTATTGCGCGGGAACTAGACAAGCCGGTTGAGTACGCCGTCGAATTGATGAATGAATTCAAGGCACTTATTCCTGACGTGGTAGCTTGGCAGGCAGCAATCCGCCATGAAGTCTTGGAAAAACAAGAGCTATGGACTCCATTCGGACGCAAGCGTTCCTTCCACCTCATTACTAACGAGAATCTTGAAGATGTCATTAATGAGGCACTAAGCTTCAAACCTCAGTCCATTGCCTCCGACATCTGCCTACGCGCGGCGGTAAGCCTTCAGCCAAAGCTCAAAGAGCAGTTCGACGCGGATATCAAGCTGCTAATTCACGATGCCATTGTGACTGAATGCCGCCCACAAGACCGCGAAGCTGTAGTCGAGCTTATGCGTCAGGAGATGGTTTACAGTGGAAGACTCTACACAGAATTCGTCCCATTCAAGGTGGATGCTTCGTGGGGATTCCGATTGGGAGAGCTGTAGTTGTAAGCTTGACCAATGGTGGGAGTTTTGGTTCGAAGAGCCTGTGTTGTGTCAGTCAATAGCGGAGCACGACAGAAGATGTCCAGTGCATGGAAAACCTAGATGGAAGAAACAATGAAGCCAAGGTGCATTGAATGCTATTATCGTGTACCAAACCCGGTCTGGTTCTGGACACCTGATTGGCCAATCCATCGCAAATGTTTAGTAGACAGAATCGTCCGTGCAAGTATAAACAAAGTTTATGGAACCAAAAGAAAGTGAATAGATGAGACTAGAAATGTTTTTGCTAGTAATAGACGGATCAAAGGGTAACTTTACTACCAATGGAGATCTGTATACCAAGACAGTAGAAACTGGATTCGTTCCTCTGCCGGGAACGGACGAGGTCGTACTATGGAAAACCATAGAAGATGGCAAGGAATGGGACGGTCCCATTTGGCATGTTAAACGGCGTTACATGGGTGCAGAAGGTCAGTGGTCTATCGAACTAGCCAAGATGATAGTTAACCCAAATCAGATGTGGCAAGACTCACTCAAGGCAAGACTTGTCTCAGGAAGACAGATTATAACAGAGAGCACTTGGTACACACAATTCGACGACGATCCGATTCCAAAGCTACTTGAGGGTGGATGGGTTAACTACAAATGAACGACATGATGTCAGCAGCTATACTAAAGGAAATTTTCAAGGAACGCCGACGCCAGGAAGAAAAATGGGGTGAGCAGAATCATCCCAGTGGCACAAACGAAAAGTGGGCTGAGGTCGCCGATGGCATGCGAGCCAAGTGTGAGCTGAAAGCTAAAAACGGTGATCTTACTTGGCGCGATATTCTGGAAGAAGAAATCTGGGAAGCATACGGCGAAACCGATGAAGCCAAAGTTCGCGCCGAACTTATTCAGTCGGCAGCAGTAATCGTCAACTGGATTGAGTCTATCGATAGAAGGACGAATGACCGAACCATATAGCACAGAGATCGAGTGTAATGGAGTCAAGCTAGGAATCTTATTTGACGGTTTCTGTGTAACGCTAAGTGTAGGGAACAAATACTTGTTTGCTGCGTCAGTCAATGATCCAACGGTATCAGACATGGGAAACGCATGCCTACTACTCTTCGATGCAAACGAGGTTGCTCTCCGCTTGGAAGAAGCTAAGGGCAAAGAGAACAATGGCGATTAAACAAGATCTCTGGTATTGCACCTGTAGCAGAGGAAAGAACGAAGGATATAGGAACCTAGGTAACCAAAACTGGGTTCACTCAACTTGCGGCAAGCCCGCCTATCTTTTTTGGATTAATGTAGTGTTGGTAGAAAAGTACTGGAAAGAACTAGACGAAATCATTGCCCGAATTATCGAGAAGCGCGAGCACGAAGACGGACTTGACAAAGGGCGGGCAGAAACTGCATGCTTGTTCATAGCGATGTTGCTCCGCCCGCACGATCCCGATGTAAAGGTTATTAGGGACCAAGCCGTGAAGCGCTATCGTGATCACCAAGGGATTAAGTTCAGCCTAAAGAACTAGGTTGGAGGGTCGCCATGGCTCCTAACGAGGCAGAGAAGAGTTGTCGTAGTTGCCGTCGTCCTATATTTTGGTATCCAAATGTAGGATGGCTACACGACGATCTCTTACAGTACATAAACGAAGAGAATACCTGCCAATCAGCCCATCCAGTATCTTGCAGACACGCGAGGATTAGTGATTGTCCTCATGGATGGGTCTGAAAAGGAACCTGATTTACGTAGACGAAAAATTATCCACCGGGTAATTGAAAGGATAGATATTAGGATTGAACGATTAGTGGCCATTCGTAATCGGTTGGTGGAGCTGGAGCAAAGAAATAATGAACGAGCCGATAGTTGAATACGCAAACGAATACACAGGCAAGTCCATGCTAATTGCGTTTCGTGATGAAGAAACAGAGTCTATCTATCCATTAGAGAATTGGATTAGAAATCAACAACGGTTCGGGGGAAAGGTTTACTGCAGAAAGATAATAGTTGTTGAGGATTGGGTGGAAGTGCCTCCCCAAGATCAATGATCTTGAGACCAGCCTAGACCTTACCCTGCATAGTAAGATCAAGAGGGCTTAGCGTGGACGTAAAACCTATGAAATTCAAGTTCGAAGTAACAAATAACTCCAGGATCATAGCAATTGATCCTGGAGTTACGTGTGGCTTCGCTACAGCCGGTCCCATGATGTCTGACCATCAAGTTTTCCAGAAGAAATTCATTATGCACGATGACTTTCTTCAAGTCATAAATGAATTCTATCCAGACATCTTAGTTATCGAAAAGTTCGTCATGACCCATAGGGATAAAACGGACTTCACGGCAATTGAGTATATTGGATTGGGTAGATGGTTTGCCCAGCGTAGGCGTATTCCACTTGTCCTTCAAACCCCTGGACTTGGTAAAGGTTACTTTACTAATGACAAGCTCAAGCGGCTAGCTGTATACAAGCCAGGAAGCCCACACGCCATGGATGCCCTACGTCATCTGTACCAGTTCATGATGCGTAACAATGTATTAGATCTTAATCTATTGAAGGAATAATGCAAACAAAAGTATATATTGTAGTGACTAGGACTCGATATGGCGCTCTCCTAGTAGAGGCATATGGTGGGGCTGACTCCGCAATTGAGCAAGCCAAGTTTAGGGTAACGAAAAATTCTTCATCTAAGCACAGCTTTTCCGAACTAGATGTAAAAGACCACATATACTACGCTATTAACCTCAATGATGGAATAGAAGTCTTTGTTGAAGAGAAGAATATTGTCTACACGACTTCAAGTATCTCAGGCACAGAATTAAGAGAATGGCAACCCGGTTGGCCACCACAATAAACAAGGCGGGACAAATGTCCCGCCTTATTTTACTGCTCAGGTCCTAGGACCCCCGTCATATGGGCATCTTCCACCGGAGATACCTGATTACGTGTTAGCAAAGCAAGGATAGCCAGTACTAGCAAGTTTAATTGACCAACTTGGGACTGGCTCAAGTGAGCGCCGTAAGCGCCTGCTATTCCCAACACCGAAGAGACAACGTAAGTGAATACCTGAGGGGCTATGGGACGGGTTCTCCATGCCGCAGCAGCACCAAAAACAGCATTGACTAGGGCTATCCACAGCGATGCTTGTTCCGCTGAGAGGAAGTCCAGATTGAATGTAACAAGCAAATTTATCGCACCCGCGATGACAGCAAACCACAGCGTAGGCTCCCTACGAAATACCTTCCTTAGAAGATTTTTTAGCTTTTCGCTCACCTTGCTGTACCTTTCGTAGTAGTAATGTCAACCGCCAGGCAGTAAAGTTCAATACAATTAGAACAAGGAAGTCTATTATATCTCTCCCCGGATACCTGCCAACCAGCGGACTGATTAGCAGGTATGCGAAGGTTAGTGTAACTGTAGCCATGAAATACAACATGTACTTTCCAACTTTGGTGGCTCGCCAGTTGGACCTAGTTGCATACATGAGCACAAAGGATACAAGTCCTATGACTAGTGTCCCCAACAATATGTAATTAACCATGAGACCTCCGCATCGACCGTTGCAGCGCCTCAGCGAAATCATCACTTGCCCTTATGAGTTGACTAACCTCTTTCTTGGTCTTCAGAGCCTCATTTAACTTTTGCTTAGACTGCTTGACCATTTCGGCAGAGTGATTGCCCGGCTTCTCATGCTCTGGTAGCTCAATCTTGTGTGGAGGGTGTATTTTCCTCCGCATGCGCCACCATCCAAACCACCTCATGAGATAGACTCCCTGTTCGAGATGATGGCCTGGATCAACGCGTTGTTTGTCTTGACAGATTCTACAAGACTACGCTGATTTTCCGCAAAGACATCACCTCTAGTATCCGAATTATTGTATGCCTCCTTCCAATTATTTATCTGTGCGTCTTTGTCCGTAAGTAGCCTTTCGTATACACTAATCAGCTCCTTTATCCGATTATCGTACCCATCGGTAATTCGTTTAATTTGATTGGATGAATACAGCCAGCCACGTACCATACTGACGACCACAAGCAGAACAACAAATAACCAACCGCCTAGGTTGACATACGGGTTTAAACCTAGGTCGGGCATTTGTTACTCCTGCTCAACGATGTCAATTTCGAAGGTAGATGGTGGGATGGTGATAGTGGTGCCAGGGAAAGTGAAAGTTCCTTTCAGTGGCCACTGGATAGTTTCGCCGCCACTACCGCCATTGCTTGGGCCAAACTTCTGTGCCACGAGTTGTTGCATAAGAGACCAAGCATCTGGACCGTAGTATGTGGGCTCGCCACCCGTCACCAGACGCGATAGAGCAACCTGAGTTTCTGTACCAAAACCACTGTCTGCACCAAACTTCGGCAGGCAGTTAGGATCGAGCTGAAGCAGTTGAAGCTGCATAGCCTTTACCTTGTCGTTCTTGTCACCGAAAGAACAGAACATATCGTCTCCTCCTGATCCAAATCCTTGGGAGATAAAATCAGCTTTGCTTTGGCCAAAAAGTGAAGATAGAATTGCGCTAGCTGCCTCCATACTCTCGACCCATTTGCGTCGAATAGAAAGGTGACAGTGCCATTTGTGGTCACTACTAGTCTCAGATATAGCCTGAGAAACAAAGTCATACCGTTTGGCTGGAACGTTCGGTTCGTTAAACCACCCGTTGAAGGCATTAATGTAAACTCTACGTGGATCGGAAGTGTCATTCCAAACATTCCACAACCGACCACAACACAGAGCCATATCAGTTGCACTCATGGACATGTCAATAGCCGCAGCCAAATTCCTTGGCCACGTTCCCGGAGGCGCTGCATCATCGGGACGGCTGTTGCTAAATCCATGCTGATCTGGGTTGTCTTCTAGGGAGTTGTGGTAACTGTTCTTTTGCTGGTGAGCAGCATCTCCCACAATGCCCGAACAAACTGCTGAGGCAAAGTAGCTCTCCCACTGATCTGCGATATACTTGGTAACATCATGTGCCTTTGTACTCACAATGCACCTACCCAAGGAGCTGCAACCACATCATAATCCGATTCGTTTGCTGCTCGAATTCGTCCTTGCTTTGAAACTTCCATTGCTTCTTCGTCTCGTACGGCAAAGGTTCCAGACTCTGGAGACCAGTCGTACAGCCAACAACGGTTGGTGGACTTGTCAACTAGGAGAAATCCCTTTGGAAACCTAGACTGACCAAACTCACCATTCATCGGACCACCGAGACACATACCCTCGTACATAACATCACCCAATTCGTTTACCTTTTGCCATTTGAATAGTGGGCAATTTAACCATTGACCTTGCCGCCTGTGCTGGCAGACGATCTTTTCCTGGAACCGATTCCGAAGGCGATGGGTAATCTGATACAGCTTCGCCCAGTCTCTTCGATCGAATCAATTTCCGCTTTTTCGTTACAGCACCAGCATCGATGTTCGAGTGTCTTTTTATTACATCAATTGCATTGTCATCAACTGCATCGACAAATTCTCGGGGAATGCCTGCCGCTTGCAATCGCGACTTCAGTGTCACTTTGTTGTTGGCCGGAGTCGTAGGACCAAGTCTGGCTTTAAGTACCGTCACTCCAGTTCTCACCTGGTTGCGCGCGGTAACTTCATCCTTATACGTGTCGGCAGGCGGCATGAACGACTCATATACAGCAATTTCTGCCAACTCGTCTGCATCATCGATTCCGTACTCCGCAGATATCCATTCGAGGCGGTTGGATGGCAGAGAAAGGCAGTTGTATTCAACTGAGCCATCGTCGTTGGTTATCTCACGGACAACTTCTATTCGATCGACTTGTTCATTGAATCTGGAACAGATAACCTTCATATCTCTCATTAGCTACATCTCACCACCCAAAAGTTAACTACTTTGCTACCTGAAGTGCTACCGAACCTTACGGTGAATGCTGAAGTAGAAAAGCCATCTAGTCCCCAAGTGTTCACCGAACCGGATTGTACCACAGTAACAATTGGGAGCATTTGGTCAGCAAAGGCACTGAAGTACGTATGTGTCCAAGTAGAAAACCCCGCACTCGCAGTCAACGTACCAGGATAAAAGGTTTGGCGCGTATCGTATTGCCAAGAGTCCCGAAGCTTTCCTCGGAACAAAAGAATTTCTGGAAGTACTGCATCTGCACTACACCACACATATGTCTCTTCTCCACCAAAAGCCAGGTGAGACATAATTGCATATTTTCTGGTGAAGAACAGCTTGCCACCATCTTGGAAGAAATCAGCTATTCGTTCCACCTGGAACATCATGGCTTGATCGGTGTCAGGTGGTGTTCCGAAGTCGAAACCAAAGATGGCAATTTCGTGGGTGTCCGTGTCCCCCAAGGGGTACATCCGGATCTCCGGAGTGCTTCCATGCAAAATACGAAGCACAGTAGTTCCATCAGATTCGGCAACCCTGATGTCACCGTTAAGCACGATCAGGTCACCATCTTCAATCGATGTGTGACCAATTCTCAGTCCAACCTCAGACGTACCAAGTCGTTCACTGAGATCTTTAATGTGCTCAACAATATCCGGACGACCACGGCGTCTGAGAGGATTGGATTCATACCTATCGCTCATGAGAAATCACCTTCAAACACAAGTCTGGCATACTCAACATGGTCATCGCTTGGCGGATAGTATTCCCAACCGACAATTCTGGATTCGTAAACCGAATTTGTTCCAATGTGTGATGGATCATTGAAGTGTATTTGTACCCGGTCACCTAGGCCGTAGCTACCAAACTGAGGTTCCAAATCCCCCTTGACTTCTATTGTATAGATGGGAACGCCAGCTTTTCGGAATCTAGCTGCTTGTGCAGTTAGGCTGGAAAGAATGGTAGCGTCAGTTATGTCCTTATAGCTGAGTGCTAAATCGTATCTTGGGAATCCAGCACTTACTAAATCGGTATGGATAACTTCCTGGACCAAGCCCGCAGATCCTTCACCAGCTCCCACGCCATAAAGATGAGTGGCACGCCCGCCCATGGTGCCATTGTTCCAATAGTTGGTGATTTCACCATCGTAATACAATACCTGCGGCTCCACCGAACCCAAGGTGGGATAACCAATCCGCAATGTTTTGGTGAATACTCCACCAACCAGAGCTATGTCGATGGTCCAGTCAAACCCATCATCTCCGTTGGAGATTGAATCCATCGCCTGTCGGAACTTCTTATACTCAACACCTTTTACATCTAGCGTCTTTGGTACTACCGTAGCAGGGGTTGCAGGCAGAGTTACCTGTAGGCTGTTTGGATCTGCCATCATTGTCGCCCACAGATCCAAAAATATTACTCGCTGTTCTATGTTGGTGCTAGAGAAGTCTTCGAGCATAATCCTATTTTCTGGGTAATGCTCAAAAGCCTTGCAGTAAAGTTCGTACACCTTTGCTTGACTTTGATATGTCCTCGTCCATACGATGCCGCCCCATACTGGTTGGGTGTCGCGGGTACATATGACGAAGCTTCTGCCCTCTTCTGTGGCGGACATCAAGTCGCTATTGTTTTTGCCAGTTTGGTCTAACTGAAATGAACCACGCAGCTCACCCTGACCAAACCCACGGGTCATTGACACACCTTGGAGGGAGATCTCCTCAATTATCCCTCCGGTGAGAACGTCACCAAATATATAAGAGACATTAGGCATCTTTTGGCTCAGCCTCAAGCGGTACAACTTCTGTTGGAATTGGCATTACATGGCCTTCGCGGTCAGATCGTATCACTACGTGAAACTCGTTATTTGCGTCTAACTCTTCGCTGTGAACAACTTCCACCTCAAACTCACTATCAAGCAGAAGGAATCCATCAGCCTTGCACTTCTGTACAGCAATTTGCTTAGCATCTTCTTCATCATGAGACATGTCAAAACCGTAAGTATGCTTAGCCATTATCCAATTCTCCTAACTTCCATCCATGAGTTGGTTCGCACAATCAAGTTGTTTCCCGAAGCAGCATTCATTGCCCAACGGAGCCGCAAGTTGCCTGCGTTAGCTCCATTAACGATGTGACCTTTTATCCAGTGCCATGTATCGAAAGCAGTACCCTGACTCAAACCACCGGTATTGGCAGCCGACGACGCTGGAGACGAAGTTTGTCCCAGAGCACCAGATGTCCAGTGTGCTTGTTGAGAACCAGAAGAGTTACCACCATCACCATTTGCCAAAGGTCCAAATTGCATCCAAGAGACTTCAGTCGGACTTGACGGGAATGAGAACCCAGCTTTCCAACCGTTAGCACTGAACACGTTTATCGAACAATAGACTTCAAAGGTGTAGGTAGTGTTGGCAGCAATTGGTAAAGTGAGATGGTCATCATCTTGTTGCGAAGCAGAGTTGTTTATCGTCTCGTCAGCAGTCTTGCGAACAAACTGTGTTACTGCGTGCGGATACACTTGGTTGTTGGCAGATCCATCATGCAGATACAGAGTGTTGGTGTCCATCGCCCAAAGAAGCTGGCCTTCTTGTATAATGGACGATGATGGAGCAGCCGCAAGGTTGCGGATCTGCATCACACCACCAGTAGCAGTCATGTAATCTCTGGTGTCCGTGATATTTGCGGTAACGATAGAGGTCACACCAGCGCCCACGGCTATCTGCGCAATAGTTATCGAATTAGCTGGAGCAGTAGGAACAGCCGGGCTCGATGCAGGGGTACCAGTAATTACCTGAAGCTGCACATCATTGCTTACGCCACTGTATTGTGCATCTCTGACGTTAACGACAACAATGTCAATTCTTGCCAGCGACGCATGTGCCGCCGAAATTGACAGCGTTACTGGAGCATCATTAACTGCAATATAGTTACCTTGCAGTGAGTTTTCCGATCCAGGTATAGAACAAACACCAGACGAAACGATTACCGTCATGTTTGGCGAGCCAGCTTGGGCAACCAAGAAATGGTTACCTAACGTAGGATGAACCCCACCCCTGGCACGAAGGGAAGTGTTATCGGGAAATCCGCCAGCTTGGAAAGAAGCCAGATACGTCCGCAACTGAGCTGCGGTGTGTGTACTCAGCGCTTGAATCCAGCCAGGCGGGTTCTGAATTGTCATTCTGCTATCTCCAAGCCGAACGGAATCTTACGTTTAGCGAACTTCCAGTACCGACGGAAGCTCCGTAGCGTATGAAAGTCTCACCGGGTTGCAGCGAGAACCAATCAAAGTTGGTCATTGTGTTACGCCTGTTGGTAGTTCCATTTAGTCTTACTGTCTTGAACTGCGTGTCAATAACTAGTGTCTCACCCGCAGCCAAGGACGTGTTAAAAGCTAATATATGCCCGTAGGTTTCGTCTCGTATTGACGGTCCATCGCAAGGACCGGTTATGGTAAATGTTGCTGGAGTGGATCTGTTGCCTGTGTTGGTGACGATAGCTCCATCTGTAGTGGCTGCACCACCGAAACCAAAGTTGAAGCTAAGGTTGAATCCAAAACCAGTCAGCGCACCAGCAGAGAAGGGAATGTTAGTACTTGTTTCCGTTGCTGCATAGATCCTGGGATCTTCCGCGAACATCTTGAACTGCGCCTTGGCCTGACCAATTCTACGGATCTGCTCCCAATCGTACTTTACCCCTAACGGCTTCACATAGACAAGTCGCTCGTCCACACCTGGAGCCTTGAAGTAGAAGGGTATTACCGATGTGCTGGGCGCATAGTTCTCTTTCAACGAATCCAAGTAGTCTTCCATGCTACTTGAATCAGCATAGATCTCTGCATTTATCAGTACGTCTCTGCCTCGCTCAAACTCAGCATCCATGAAGCCACCATCGGTACCTTCATGCTCTCGTCTGGTCTCACGATAGGGAGCATTATCCAATCCAATAACCGACAGGACATCGATGAATGGCACACCCGAGGTACTGGAGTTTAATACAACTCCAGTACTCCCAAGCATAAACGTAAGATCCTCAGTCAGTGGCATCTCATAGCCTATCGCCAAGTTCGAAGCCCAATTGCTCGGCTTGAATTCTGGGATTAATTTCTTGCGTGTTGACAGTTATGTTTTGCGTGATGTTCTTTTGCTGTACCGGAGTACCGGCGAAGGCTGGTGTTGGCATGGTAAGCGTTGGTACGGACAGCCCACCAATTTGTGCGGTTATGCCCTGAAGCTGAGCCTTTATCATTGGTATCTGACTTTCGATACCGTTCATGAATCCCTGCATGATGTTCTTACCAACTGGGACCAGAAGTTGAAGGTCAACAGACTTTGGTCCCTTAATCTTCGGGATCATGTCGGTTATCTCTTTGAGCTTCTTCTTCAGGTCATTAATCTTCTCGGTAATACCGTTGAGCAGACCGGTAATGATGTTCTTGCCTGCCTCGAAAAGCCACTTGCCTGCGTCAGCGAAGAGCTTGACAATGCCATCAATCGTGCCCTTGATGTACTGCTTCAGGTCATTCCAAATTTTGGCAATAACATCGAAGAATGGCTTGCCTTGTTTTTCCGCCTCACCAAATATCTTGGCGAAGAAATCTCTGATGGTTGTGTAGATATCCATGACAAACTTCGACACCATGTTGTAGAGCTTCATGAAACCGTCGATGAAGTCTTTGACAAATGGAATGATCCAGTCCTTGATAACTTCGCGGGCCAGAACGGTGAAGAACCTGATGATTTCAAATATCAAACCGAACACTGCCTTGATCAGGTTGGTCAGTGGTCGCAGGGCTTGGTCAACTGTATTGTAAACTCCAGTAACAAAGCTAACAATGAAGTCAATCATTCCCTTGAAGAAACTGACCACCGCATTGAACGCTGTAGTGATCCAACTCCACAAGGTCTTGAGAGATTCAATAAAGTTGTAGACCGCAATGATTATTGCTGCGATGGCAGTGAAGAAGGCAATGATTGGTGCCAAGACCAACGCTGCGCCAACAATGAGCAGCCACTTGACCAGCTCACCGAAGTAAGCCAGCAACGGACGAAGAGTGTCGCCGTTTTTCTCCCACCACTCAGTAAGCTTATTTATCGCTGGGATGATGTAATTCTCAATGGTTTCAGCAACAAGCTCAAAGGTCTTGACGACCATGTCCTTGATTATCCGACCAGCTTCCTGAAGCTTAGGGAATACCTCTTCCTTCCACATCCGAATGAATTCCCTGACCGCAGGCAAAACCTTAGTTTCAACTACTTCCCACAGGTGTTCCAGTGCTGGTCGTACCTTATCATCGAAAGACTTCTGAATGTCCTGAGCAACATTAACTACGCCTTGCCACAGATCCTTCAAGATCTGACCAACGTCAGATATTATCGCTCGGAATTCTTCGGCTCTTTGCCAAGCGTAATAGAACCCAGCACCTAGCCCAATGACTGCCGCAGTTACCCCAACTAGCGCAGCCAGAATAATTATCAGTGCCTCGCCCGCCAGCATGACACCAGAAACAAAGAACGCCAACACACCAATAAGAATCATCAGTGCACCAACAGCAATAGCTATTATTGATCCCCACAGAATAAACTGTGCAATCATGTTCTTTGTTGGCTCAGGAAGGCGATCAAACCAATCCATCACCTGACCCAACAGATCCATAAGCTTGAGCAAGTGTGGCATAACTGCTCGACCAAGAGTTTCCTTGATGAGCATCCACTTGTTCTCAAGCAATACAGACTTGTTGGCCACACTGTTGGCCATGTTTTCATAAGCATTTTCGAACACACCAGATGAGTTGGTCATGAACCCCATCATCTCGGTGAAATCGTCAAAGTTCTTAAATGCTGTATCCCAAAAACGCCTGGCCTGGATGGTACCACCCGCGCCTTTGAACAATTCCTGGAAGAATTTGGCTCGCTCAGGTTGCGCCATATCTTTCAGCTTTTTGTTCATTTGAGTCATAACGTCGAGCAAGGGCAAGAATTCGCCCTTGGCATCTCTAACTGTAATACCAATCTGCTCAAGTCGTTTGACTGTCGTCGGGTGGGCAAAAGATTCCAACGCTCGCGCGGCAGAAGCCGACGCCATAGCAGCGGACAGACCGTTACGGGTAAGGAACGCCATCATGGCGCCCAGCGTCTCTATCGACTGTCCTGAACGGGCAGCAGCGGGCAGGGCTCGACCAATAACGTTGGAAAGTTCCTCGTAGGTAATAACACCTTTACGAACTACTTGAAACTGCACATCTTGAATTCTACCTAGATCTTTGGTTGTAAGACCTAATGAGTTCATAATGGCAATGTTAGATCGAGCAGCGTTCTCAATGCTGGTTTGACCAGCAACTGCCTCCTTAGCAAAACCTTTCAGCAATTGTTCGGACTCAGCTAAGGTAACATTCATAGAAGAGAAGATGAAGAACAGAGTATCTTGCATCTGCTCGAACGGAATCTCTACCTCGCGGGCAACTCTTCTACCCACCGCAGCCAGATCATCCAGACTTACTGTTATGTCATCGACCTGAGTTTTGGTGGCACGGACTTGCTTTTCGTACGCCACGGCAACATCTGAGGCAGACTTAAGAAATGCAATTCCTGCCGCGCCCATACCGGCAAGAGCCGTACCGGCTAGCATTGAGGTCATAGCAAATTGCTGCAACCTCAATCCTAGACTCTGCATGGTACGTTCGAAATTAGTCATGTTAGAGGCAGCACTATTTGCTGCTCCGGAAACGTTCTGGCCAAATGAGCGTATGATCCTGCTGGCTTCGTCGCGAGCCCGAAGCACAATCCATAGATCACGGGTAATTGCCATTTAGCACCTTACGTCTTTGGCTTTGGGTTATCCAATTCAGCCCTGGTGGCCCTAGCTTCCTGAACGCCATGGAACAGATGCATGAACAACGCATCTTGCTGTAATAAACCGCCAGGTCTGGGCATTACACCAAATTCCTGGCAGTCATTTATCAGCTGAATTATCAAGCTAACATCTATATCAACTTTTTTGGCTTTTGTCAGGATGGCAGCTCTGAGCCGCCTAGCTAGTTTTTTATCTCTTCATCCTCTTCGAAAGAGTTTAGCTCGTTGATGTATTGCTGAATTTCGTCGCCGATCTTACCCTCCAACGCCTTGACGTGCGCTGGGTTTTTGAAGTCCAGCAGCTTCTCATTGGCATCGGTGAGGTTGTGCTTCATCACCAGATTCGAGAATTCCCAAAGTGTAGTCTTCTCCTGCAACAGATCCATCTGAATCTTCATGGACTCGTTGCCCTTGGATCTGTTCTGCATTTCCATGGCAACAGAAGCCATCATGTCCTTACGAATCAGCGACTCACCGAAAGTCATCCGTCGAATTTCGACTACGCCACCTTGACAAGACTTAAGCTTGAATTCTTGTGTGTTTTGGATTACAACAGCAACGGGCATTTTGTACCTAACCTCCAGCGCCAAGCGCATTAACTGCGATGATAAGAAAATAACCGGCCAAACAAGCTAAACCAAGAGCAAGCAGGCTAAATCCGGACCGGACAGTTTCAACAATGAAGCACACGAGTGCACCAATTATTAGAATCAATGCTAGGATGTCCATGGCGTCCTCCTAGTAAGAGACGTAAATTCCAACGGAATTGGAATCTGGATCTGTCCGAGGGACAACTCCTGCGTAGGTTTCGCCAGAGTGGACTATACGTACAGTGACATTGACTCCGGCAACAGCAGTGATTATAGCTGGACGACGTTTGACATATTGGGTATTGCCACCAACAGTCTTCTGTTGCAGATATATACAGTGGCGTCCAACCTTCGGGAGCCAACCTCCTGCCATGGATGAACCTCCAGCGTTGTCTATCTCTATGTCAACGGCGAAGGCACCGTTGGCGAATGTCTCGTCGTCCGGAGCGATCGTATCAGGGTTTGGTGTGGTATCGATAGTGTTCTTAAAAATACAGTTGCCCGATAATGACCCGCTTGTCGGGTTACCAAACCCACTCTTGAATAGATATACTCCAGGGTCCGTGTGAGGCATAAAAATGGTGGTAAAGTAAAAGTTATCTTGTAACAGAGCTGTACTGGAAACTCCTGGTACTACTGACCAGGAACCGGAAGCTCCCGTTATCCCAGAGATATCTATATTCTGTAATCTCGTGGATGCTGAGATGGGAGCTGCCCGTTTCCACAACTGCCAAAAAGATCCAGCTACAAAACCACCTGAGGGTGGAATTCTAACAAATGCACGTGTTACTACTTTGCCCGCTGCACTCGTCTTGAAGTTCCAACCTAGTTGCCTATTTGTATTATCAATGGCGAGTGATTGATCTATGGTTGCATTGCCAATCAATCGCTCGGCGACCATAACTCACCTACACGTGGTAGTAAACGTTTGTCTGCTTTGCGGCTGTTGCCTTGGGAATCTGTGTAAGCGTTGCTCTGGTCCCACGGTTTTTGGCCGCAATAGCTCCAGTAGCAGCTTTTACCGCACCTGACGGGGTAACCGCACCGGTATCGGTAAAAGTAGGAGTTGCCCTAGCCGTAGTGGCAATCAGAGCTTCTGTACCTCCAGTACGACCAAAAAGCTTCCACGAAGTTGCCAGTGGATTTGCCGCAAGCATAACGGTGGCGTCGATGGCAACCGAGCCGGTAGGACCGGTAACCACCGCAGTCTTTGCTGTACTTGCAGGTGTCTCCACCGTATTCACCACAAGCGAAATTCTGTATGAATACGTAGCACTGGCCAGGGTTCCACCTGAAGCAGAGGGAGTTGCGGTAAATCCTGCGTTAGATGGAGCTGAACCCTGAATGGCAGTAACCACCACGTCAGTTGTCTCGCCCGCAGCATTACGGTACGAGACAGACTCGAATAGCTTTGCGTTTCTGTTAGACATCACGTCACCTGTGGAATATTCTGTTGAGTACCGACCTCGATGGTGTACGAGTTTCCGCTGCTGTCAATAACGTTCATGTACTCAATCGATGCCCGAACCAAATCACCCTGCCCACTCAAGCCCACTTCGTAGGTGTTCTTGATTGAGACCGGCGCATTGATCTGAACATAGTTGGTAGCAGAGCGTTGCGCGCGAAGGAAAATCGCCTGCGCAGTTAGCAACTTGAAGGCGTCGTAATCATCACGGTTGAAGAAATCGCGCTCCATCGTGATGGTACATTCCCGCTCACCAAATTTGACATACTGTGCACCACGTCCAGTGTTCTTCAACCGGAACTGTGGCTCAGCATTGTCGTTGACAGTGAACTCGAACGTATCGGTATCAAATACCTGCGTGGCTGCAATGCTGACTTGGTATTCGCCAGCACCAAACGGCTCTGTCGTGGTGTAAACCGGCGATGGAGCCGACTGCTCGGTCTCGTCACTACCGATAATGCTCACGTTGAACATGAGCAAACCATCACTTGGTGTGAAAGTAAACGAACTTACCACGCAGCCGACGTAACCGAAAACCTCATTGTTTCGTACAACCGTCAACGAGAGCGATAGCGCCGGGGTAGCGTTTGGCGTTGGGTCGAAGGTATAAACCTTGTCAGTGGTGCCTGTCTTTGTGGCCGAAACACGCGAGGCAAGGAGAAAGTAAATGAGCACATCCTCCATCGCCTCCATTTCAATGTCGCCATTGATATGAACGTTGCCTGGAACACCACTAAGAACGTCAACACTTTGCCGAATAGGCCGACGCCACACGGTAGCCTGGTCGAACTTCAGCGATTCGGTATTGAACGGGAAGAACTTCGTTGGTGCAGTATATGTTCCATATGCCAATGCGGTATTGACGGTAGGAAAGGCACCGGACGGAACACCAACAGCAATGTCGTCATACAGAAGCACGTTACCTACCGTTGCCCGAAGCAGCTCCGAGTTGGATGCGCCAGCAGCAGCGGTACGGTAAATCTTGTATCCAGTTGCTCCAGGAACAGCAACCCAAGTTATATGTGCAGTGAGGTTACCGGCAGAAGTGGTAACAGTTACCTCATTGCTGACGGTAGATTCTCCCACGGCATTAGTTGCAGTAACGTAGTACTTGTACGCACCAGCAGTAAGCGCACCACCGGCAGTAGCAGTACCCGCGATCACTGGTGGCGTCAGCATTTCTATGGCAAGACCCATAAATCCGCCGCCACCAATTCCAGGTTGGGTCATTTCTTAAGCCCCTTTTATTTCAAGCTCGTCGCCATCTTCAAGAATGTACATAGTGCACTTCACGCCTACTGGCAACTGGATATCTCCAAAAGCCAAACGACGCTTCGCTTCTATTCGCACCATCTTGAAGTCGTCGATGATCAGCGGCTTATCTGGTTGGACCTTACCGAAATCTGGGATGGTTCCAGTTAGGTCCGAAGTAATAACTGCGAAGAACTGCATATCCCACCTACGGTATGTCGGTAAGGTTGGTTTTTGTCTGGCCAACAAACACTAGCTGGGTTGCACGGAACATTGATCCCCTTCGGAAGTTGTACCCTGGATCGAACGTCTCGACGAACCCATGAATAATGTTGCCGCCCATGGTGGTATTCTGATGTAGCAAATGTTCCACAGCTTCAGCTAGTTGGTCAGTTTCGAGCGACTTTGTAGCCTCTCCACCAACTGTGTTGTTGTATATGGTAACCAAAATAATCATTCGGTTGAGCGTTCCTGCACCAGGAAACGCCACTCGGGCAAGGGTTCTGTCTTTGCGTCCCGTAGCTACTACCGCTACCTTGCCTGGAGTAATTTCATTCTGGTCACCATAAAGAACATTGTCCAATCCCAAAGCTACTTTGTTGGTTGTAATCAAGTTAAAGATGTATTGCGCCACTACGGTACTTTTATCGGTATGTGGCATTAGAAGCCCCGATCAAAGTACGGCCAGAAGTCGCGCTTGTTGGTCATCGACTCAATCCACTTATCAAAGATCTCAACTATCTGATCTACTTCATTACTTTGCAACAACGCGAACGGACGAGCTGGCATTTTGAATGTTCCAGTTTGGTGGAACTTAGCGTATGGAACAAGGTTGTCCAGCGCTTCCATGTCTGCTTGTGTTGGTGAAATCCGCCAAATAACTCGGGATGCCGCTGCAAGTGCCAAAGCCTCAGTGTCTACCAATATCCTCAGGCTAGGATTTGGCCCGCGTAGGCGAGCTTCTATTCTAGACTGAGATAGTGGTTGCCACTTTGGCCTACCACCTGAAGCGATATTACGAATTATCGACGGAGTAACTACTTTGCGCACAGAATCAGTCAACGGTGCAGTCATATCGCCAAACTGACGAGCCATACGAAACACACTGTCCCGTAGAAGATTCGCATTTAGCTGAAAGGCTCTAACATCAATCTCTAGTGGAAAGCTTGAAATTCGCGGGCCAGTACCAGCCTTTATCGCCATTAGAAGGACCTCCCCAAACTAAAGTAAGGCCCACCCAAAGAAGGATTATCTATCGTAGGCGTTTGTGCAGAACTGGCATCATTGGGGTAATAGCTGGCTGCTTCAGATGCTGTAGGCTCAGGCACTTCAGGAATGATAATTGTTCTATTGAGAATTGAAGCAACTACGCTGTCTGCATTGTCACAAAGACGCTTAGCGTAGTCGCTACCTTCATCTTGGTTCTCGCTGTAAAACCGATCCATAATCCAAGATGCGTAGTACTTGGATATCACCGTTCGGATCAGTTTCGGGGTACTTGCTACATCCACCCAAGTGGTTACGTCATAAACAGTAGATATCTTGGCCAGCGTCTCTGCTTCCAAGTTAGCAAGAAGTTCTGTGTCAATGCTGGCAAGGGTGAGCTTGATCGGATCAAGCCACCCTTGTATCTCAGCTAACGTCACTCTCGCCATTGACTACCTACTTTTTGTCAGTTCCCTTGGCGTCGGTCGTGCCACGAGTTTCCTTGACTTGCGCCTCAGTTCCCTTAGCCGCTGCCTCTTTCTTGGCACCAGGCTCAAGGGTCTCAGCAGGAGCAGAGCTTATGTTGGCCTGCTCGTTATCCTGCTTGTCCTGCTCGCGATTTACATCTTCGAGAGTTGGCTCAGGCTCGTTCTTCTGCTTAGGCTCTTCAATTCTTACGGCACCGCGCTCGTAAAGACGGGTCAGTTGATCCTTAGAAAACTTCTTCGGGTCAACTGGCTCGCCCGCTGGGAATTTCTCCCCATCGTGCATGATGTCCATTGTTGCCACTACTTGCTTAGCCATTACGACTCCTCAGATCAGATGTTCGTTGCATCCAGGATCAGGTAACCGGCTATCTGCTTGTCAGCAGCATCCAGCGCAGTCATCTTGTGATCGTAGGAACGCGAAACCCGAATAACATCACTCTTGCGCGGGTTCTCGCGCCACCGGTCAACAACCTGACCATTCCACACGAACTCGTACCCGAAAGCAGGAATCTTCAAACCTGGACGCGAAGGCACATAGGCCATCAGAACGTCATTGCCCCACAGATAAGCCAGAGATTCTGTCTGACCCAAAGGAGCAGTGTTAACTCCCGCACCCGGCACGATCACAGATTGGAAGCCCAGAACCGCAGCAAGCAGCTCCTGCGAGAAAATCGCTCGCTCGGAGTACTTAATACGCTCAAGGAAATCTGGGTGATCCTCAAGGATCGACATCGTGGTGTAAGGCACCAGCAAAACGTTTGGCTCAAGGAAGATCTTCGAGTGAATGGCGCGCTTACCCGTACGCAGATTCGAAATCGGGTCAGAGTTTGCGTAGTCATTCCACTGCGAAGTACCCGACAACGTAGTGGTGTTACCAGAAGCGTAGTTACCCGCCGTGGTCACCATCGTTTGGATAATGCGTTCACGCCCAAGCATGATCTTGGAAGTGATGATTTCCGTGCCGTCTCGGTCTGGTGCCAGAGGAGAATCAGCGTTACGCCGCTCTTCATCGGTAACGTAAATCTGCAAGGCGTGCTCAATGCAGAAATAAGTATCGGTAGAAACGGTGGCACCCGTAACCTCACGGGCAATCGCACCTGGAGCGCGCACGTCGTCCTCTGGAAGCCAACCTTCACGACCAAAGGTGTAGTACTTGTCAGATTGTTTCTGCACATTTAGCGCTGGAAACAGGCGGTCGCCGACCATCCCGTTATTTGGCCAGCCAATGCTGATCTGGGTAAGTACTTGATCAACATGCACTTCTCCAGAGCCACTTGGACTGTAGACCATTTAAAGCTCCTCTTTAACTAGCTGACCCACTTGGTACCAGGCGTGAGCAGAACATCAATAACCGTTCCAGCCGAACCCGTTTGCAACGCAATACCTGCAACAAAGTTGGCCGCAGCAGTACCCAAAATTGCCTTGCCATCAACGGCAGAAACCAAACGGTCACCTGGAGCGGCGCCACCGGTACCCAACATGACGGGAGCAATTCCCAGCACCCGCACATCCACCACGCCACCCTCAACAACTTTGGAGGCGTCCATGTCGTCCATGACAACACCAAGGCAAAGCTGAGCAAGCGTTGGCGTCAGGTCAATGTGCTGCGAATCCGTCCCGATGGAGCAAAAGCGGTATTTCACTGCCGCCGAAGAACCATCTGGAATACGGCCTACATCTAGCACAAAATTAGCCATGTGTAATTACTCCCTTACTTACTCGCCGGGGCGCCATCGCCCGTGCGGTAACGTGCGTACAGGTCCGGGTCTTGAGCCGCAACTTTCTCTGCCGCAGTGAGGAAGTCAATCTTCTCATTGAGCATTAGCTCATTAGTCCGCTCACTGAACTCCTGCACCGCAGTCTTCTCAATCACGGAATGCCCACGCCGAACAGCCGCGCCCGAACGCTCACCCAGCTCGACCATAAAGTTGGCCGAAGTACGGACATTCTCCATGAACTTGAGGAACTTGTCAGAGATCTCGTCCGGCATTCCCAGCATGATTTCCCGAGCCAGATCTTTCGCTGCTGGAGTCAGGGCCATCTTGGAATTGTCAAACTCAGCAAGTTGCGAGTCCACCAGAGTTTCACGCATGCGCTTGTTGCCATCGGCAATAGCCTTGGCTTGAAGCTCGAAGTGTGCAAGCAGAGACTTGGCCACTGGGTTAGATTCCGCCAGTTGACGGAACTCCTCAATTTCAGCCAGCTTTGCCACCTCAGACTTGGTGTCTTTCTCGTCCTTGCGGGGCGTGAACTGCTCAGTGAGTTTAGTCGCCACCCCGTCAATGATCTTTTGCAGATCCTTATCGTCCACGCTTCCATCCTTAAGGGAAGTGACGTCTTTGCCAGTAACTCCCGAAACCAAATCAAAGGCATTCTCTATCACAGATTCTGCCAAGTTGATTGGAACCAGGTTCTTCATGAAGGGACGGTTCGTAAGTGCTCCGCCCACAACTACGTCCTTGAACTTGTTGCCTTCTGGGTCTTCCCACTCGTCAGCAAATTCAATCGAGAAGTACTTGAACTTCTTCTCTTTAACCTTCTCGGCCGCATCCTTAACAAACTCGACAAAGAGCCAAAGTCCATCGGAGCGCACTTGAGAGTCTTTCACCCAAGCCGCTGCACCATCAGGGCTATTGTTGTCGTGATTGAGATTGATGCTGGGATCGATCCCACGGATCTTCTTCTTAACACTCTCAGCAAGCCCATTAATCTTTTGTAGACTTGCATCGATTACGCCGAAGATTGGGTGCTTGTATTGGCCAAATGGGAGAGCATGAATCCAGGTCGAATTATTCTCCAACTTAACGTCGGAAAGGTTAACGAGGTAGCTAAGACTCTCACTCATTTTGCCTCCTTCCTTGGCATATAGCGCTTGCATCTGCTCCAAAGCTTGACCATGAGTATCGTGGCAGCCGATTTCAGTGTTGGTTCCCTTTTTGTAAACGCAGTGCCTGCCGTTGTCCATTCGTATTTCGTAAGGCACAGTGCCTCCCGAGATAGATTTGTCGATATGGACTTCGCCAGAACCGGAGGGGCTATAAACAGACATTATCTATAGGTCCCGCCGGACTGCTTTTTTGATCCTTTAGTAGGAACCTTTTTCAAGTTGGGATTTGCCTTCTTGGCCTTCGCCGAAGCTTTCTGCGCGCCCGCAGCGATAATAGCACGTGCTCGCTTTGATGTTACCCCTTGCTTTTTCGACACGGACGCCGCTGCCTTGGCGAATCCCATGCCTTTCTCCGCGAGGTTGACACCGTTGTCACTCCTACGTGCAGCCAGTGCCTTCTGTCCTGGTGTCGGCATTAGAACCCCTGAAGTTTTTGGTTAGCTACTTGAACTGCCAAATGAAGTTTGTCTTCTAGCAAGGTAATCGCGTCATCACGTTCGGCTCGATTTGGTTTGCGCTTGAATGCTACTTGCAGACTATGTACTTCACCGGCGTAATCTTCTGCCTCCATTTTGATTACCCACCGACCGGTATCTATTCTCCTGGTGGAATCATAGAAGACTGCCATCTTACCCACCGGATTTATCCGTTCCAGCGTTTTTGGCCGGTACATTGGTATATGGAGTGGCAGTTTGTCGTGAACCCTTTGCCGGAGACGGCTTGACACTGCCTGTGGGAGAAGCCAAACCGCCCGCATTAGGCGAAGGCATCTCTCTGGCAGTGGATTCATCCAGCGGAGGCAAGCTCATGGAGGCACGAATGATGTTCTCCAACGGCAAATCCGGCGTGAGGATTCTGGCGCCCACCAAGTTTCGTAGTGCGAACGTCATGGTTCTGGTGTCTTCCCATTCACCCATGCGACGCACACAAAGCTTTGGATAGCCATTGAATCTCAAGAAATTCATCTGGACCAGCGGTCGGATGATGTCCCGATTGATTGTTGTGGCAATACACGTGGCCATGTATCGGGTAGATTTGTAGAAAGAGTCCAGACTTTCCGTTGACACCTCACCACTACCCATAAATGATGCCAGAATTGCCTCATAAATTTTGTGGTCGTGATGCTGTATGGAGGGAATGGGATCAACTGGTTGACCTTCAAGCTTGGCGAACATGACTTCCCAGTTCCATGGGATAGTAATGTAGGCTTTCTCGTTGGTTCGCAGATTCCGCCCGAGATCATTGGCCAGATCCTTGTCCTTAGGCGTGAAGCCCATGGGCAATTTGATGATCGGCACACCAATTCCGTGCCGCTCCTTCTGGATGGCATCGATTTTGTACATGGTGTCTTTGTAATACCAATGCTTGTAGGCGGTTCGCAGCAAAGATGTGCCGCGCAGATCGCCGCCTTCCATCTCAAAGACCTGGAGCAGAACCTTTTCCCTCGGGATCACAATCTGCTTGGTAAAATCTGTTCCTGCCAACGGCTCCATAGCCAAACCAGTAATCTGGTTTTTCCCATCGTAAATCCATCCTTGGATGTCCAACGGGTGCAGTGGCGGCAAGTTGATTTTGACCTTGCCAGTCTTGGGATCTATGTACCAGACTTTTTCAAAGGCAAAGTAGCCATAGTCCAAGCTGCGCAGGCTGTCTTCAATAAAGTACGACCACGGGTATTCCATGTCGTCAAACAGCGTGTCTTGGACAAACTTAGCTATGTTTTGGTCAATGGCCGAATCACTAAACGGCTCCATGTACCATTCAGCACCTTGAACCGGAGTCTTCACAATTCTCAGTGCAGATCTGACTGTACCATCATTACGAACCATGTCGTAGTAGGTACGAATTCCTCGTTTATCCCTAAGCTCAGGAGAGTTTTCCAGACGTGTCCACGCAGTAAAAGGCGATGGATCTAGGCTGGCCATCTCGGAAAAGCCAGTGGTCTCAGTGAGGTTTTTCTGTGTCCGATCGCTAACTACAATAAATGATCCCTCATAGGGATCATAGTTAGCGTGCACGACATCATAGCGGCTTAGCACCTCGGCTAATTCAACCTCACGTGCAGCTTTGAATTCTTCGAGTGCTGCGACCGCATCAGCTTGGTTGTCTATGTTCTCAACCGACATCGCACGCTCACCATCCAGCATTTGGGTAATACTATCCGGTAAGGGCACTTATGTTGTCAACTAGAACCTAGCATCATCAAGGGTGACAAATCCGGCACCGGACAGTGCAGGGTATCTATCCCTGATGTCTTGCGTGAAAAAGCCACTATCCGAAAGTCCTGTTTTCAATTCGGATTCGTCCATAACATCAGCAAGGCGTACGCGCATGCCGAGTTTAAACACGTGCATAATACCGTATCGAATAGCATCCATAGCATGGTCTTCACACTTTTTGGCCTGCTCGCGTGGATCTCGGTCCTTACCGCCTTCAGCAGCCTTATAATTGTTGAATTCCCGAATGGTGTTTCGACAACTTGGGTCAACATAGAACCCTGGTACTCCACCGCCCCTATTCTTGAGGAACGTTTTGACCAGATCAATTCCCTCACGCCAATTTTCCTTGCTCAGCGGGTCGCCTACACATGGACCGAACTTAATGCAAATATCTTGGATCGCCTCGGGGTCAGCGGCATCTCCGAAAATCAAATCAATGTTATAACCTGTAGGATTCTCTCGCTCCCTCCAGGCTTGCATGTGCTCGTCCAGGGTCAACTGTGGCTCGTAGTACTCCCGCCAGACGTGGACAGTATCTTGTGGGCTCACTTGGAATTCAATTGCAGCCAGCGGGTTCACGAAGCCGAAGTCGATCGACATGAAGTTTGGCCAATCTGGCCGGTACTCGTGGTTACGCACATGAGTGCGCTCCATGAACTCCTTGTAGATCTTACCGGTAAAGCTGGTGAAGTCCGCAGCAATTTCTTGCTCAAATGCATCCCGAGACATGTTGCGGCGTAGGCGCTGGATCTCAGAGTCTTCAAATCCGCCGGGGAAAATTACACTGTTGTCCCAACTCGGGTACTGCCAGGATTCATAATCCGGCTCAGTGTCGTCCAGACCACGCTGCCACAAATCATAAAAGAAATTCTGCCCTTCTGGGGTACTGGTAAATATCGCGCCACCACGCTTGTCGGACAGCGCAGGCTCAATCATGCGGTCCCACGTCTCGCGCTGGTGTTTTGCCGCCTCGCACATCACCACCAGGTCAAGTCCATCACCAACCAAAGTCTCTTTACGCTCGGCAGATCTCACCTCAACTCTTGTTCCCCACGGGAACTCGATGAACATGTCACCTTGCTTGAGGTTATATGCCTTCTTTACCTCCGGGTCTTTACCGAACTCCAGCTTCATGATGATGTCTTGCCAAATGACTCGGAACTCTTTTTCACCAAGCACATAAGTCGGGCCGACAAGCCAAATACGCTTATCCGGAACAAAGAGGAACGGCTCGATGTCCTTCGCAGTCATAAAAGTCTTGCCCGCCCGACGACCACACGCAGCAACCTTGAACCGCGCCTTGCTCTTGTGGAATTCCACCTGCCGGGCATGCGGTTGGTAGCCAATCATATTGAAAAACTTACTCTTGCTGACTACCCGTTGCCGCTCCATAACTAATCCCGTCCTATATCCCTGAGGATAGCCTCAAGTTGGGCGATGCGCTCATCACGGGTTCTGACTTCGCGCCAGGCTCTAATCACTTCTTCATTGAGTCGTTCAATTTGCGCCTCGGCAATTTCCAGATCTCTTGCTTCCTGCTTGGCACAAATTATCGGGTGGTGAGCTGTGCACTTCTCGCAGTAGAAGTAGAGCATGTCGTTGGTCATTCCCGATGTCCTTTTTGGTGGTAATCACGAACATACGCCCTTAACACGTTGGCTGTGCTCATGTCTCGACTTATTCCTACCGAGGCTGCACTGGAGACTATATGCAGTGGCAGGGTCAGGTACCAGTCCCAACACTTGATGCAGTCCAGCGGATTTTCATTCCTCAATTTGCCCACCTGGTTTCGAGTGCTAGTGAGTTGTCAGTGAGTTGTCAGTGAAGTTTGGGCCTTTCGGCAGCGCTTTGCATAGCCAACAGAAACGTCTTGGCAGCTTGGGACCACTCGGATTTCGCCTCAATCAGCTCGTAATACAACAGTGCTGCTTCCTTGCGGCTGTCAAACTCGATCCGTAACTCTATTTGCTCATCTTGCTCTCTTAATACCCTGAAGAATGCCATATCTTTTCTTATCTCTTCCTACTCTTGTTTATTATCTTCGAGGATAGACTTGATCAAATTAGCTAACTCTTCCAACTTCTTTGGATCTTTAGGCAACCTTATCTCTATGTGCGGTGTCCAATGAAATATGTGGTCATTTGCTAGTTCCTTGCCTGCACCCATCGCCCCTCCGTAATAAAACCATGTGAACCACAAGTCCTGCACAACAGCGACGGAGTAAGCGTAAGTGGGTCGTAGCTGTGTACATTCCACTTGGCTGCTCTGGGCGTGAATATCTCGCTCTTGATATTAAACGGCACGAACCCAGCACAGATACGCCCGGTGATTTCCAGGTGGTATTCCGTAATGGCCACCCAATTATCTTCGTTGTCCAGAACTGGACAATACCAATTCTTTGGTCCAATCTTTACTGCATGGTACGGCAGCTTGTCCACAAAGGTCATGGCATTACCTGTAGTTCTTCCACGACTTCATTTCTTCCACGATTTGGATCTCGTACCCGTGAGCGTAGCGACAGGTGATGTCAACGCACGCATGCAAATCTGCGCTGGGCGAGTACAACATATCAGATCCGTGAACCGGACAGCGACAGAACTTATTACAGATATGCCTCCCGGCATAATCAACCTCTAAGATATGCATCTTTATCTTTCCTTAATTGTTCTTTTATATCTTCTAGTGGGTTGCTGTCCGGACAATCCCACGGAATCAAGTGCTTGCCATCGATTAGCGAGCCGCTGCATTTGTTGCAGATCTCATCAGGTAATTCTACTATCTCCACTACTATTGCGCGTTCCTGATCCACTGTTATTCTTTTCATTATCTCGCCAATCCTTCGAGGCCAAAATCCCACTAATAGTTGCGCAGACAAAGGCTAGTATGGTCCAGCCAGTTATCCAGTCTACGGCAATGAAAGTTATTATTTCGAAAACTGAAATGTAGGTTAGTTGTCTAATCCCCATGGCATTACATGCTTACCTTTCATCATAGCCGCTCCGCAGCTTGGGCAAGGGTAAAGGTCCACTAGCTCTTCGGATTCATCTATTGATCGCTCACCAAACAAGAAACATATATCGGACTGCCAACAACGCCGAGGTAATTTGCAAGGACCGCGCAAACAAGCACCCGCTCGTTTGTCTTTCACTGTAGCCACACAGTCTTGGCATGTGTAGTAACCACTTTAGGATGTATGAACACTGGGATTCCCACAGTCGCCAGACGGTAACAGAAACTCAAGTCCTCACTGATAATGTGAGGTCGAACTTTGGGGTCAGGGTCGCGCATCTGGATGCGCTCAAAGAAGCGCGAGCCGTAGAAGTTGCGCACACGGTACGCAGCGTCCCGTGAGATCAACAGAGCGGCCGTACCAGTGGCGGCGACTGATATCAGCTCACCCGAGTCAAGATCTAGGTCCTGCTTTAAAGTGAAAGCGATGAAATCTTGCCTGTCATCTGAATCGCCAACTTTGTACTGAGTTAAATCGTATGCAGTAATAAATTCCTTGGTGAGATAGCCTCCGTACCCATCTGTTTGATATTTGCTCAATCCCTTGCACAAAGCTCCGATCACGTCCTTGCCAGTCTCCAGTAGCTTTTCTACAGTGTCGGGGGCAAAGCCCATATCTGTGTCGATCCAGAAAATGTGGGTGGCATCGGTAGCGTCCAGGAAGTAATTCATCAAGGCATTACGTGATTCCGGAATGCTCATAGCATCGGAGAGAGCTGAGATGTGTTCTTTGGTATATAGCTGAGATGCATTGGGTGAATTTGACAGAGCCATAATGCTGTGATGAAAGCTGTGCGAGACGAAGTCTCCATGTATATATGCAATCTGAACTTTAGGCTGGATAGATTGGATTTGATCGGTCATGACATGAGTGTAAAGGATGAATTGGCAATTGGATAGTGTGTACTAGGTTGACTATGTTGGTACTTAATGCGCTAATAGGAAAAACGACTAAAATTACTAAGATTACTAACTTAACCAAGTATAAAAACGAAACTCGATGTAAAAGACAGACGCCAAATTCCGACATTTCCGATTTATCATTTTTAATATAGTTTTTTACCTTTTTTCAGCTTAAATACGATATGTCCGATTTGTCAGGATTTATACGAAATAAGAGGATAATAGGTCAAGATCACCCCCGCGGTGATCTTGTAAGGGGGTATAAATCGGACATATGGGGATATATACACTATATCCGGATATAGTGGTGTGTCGCACGTCACAGATCAACTTCCGGTATAGGCTGATATGTCCGATTTATCTGGATATATGCGGATATGCCTGTCCCGCTATATGGGGATATGTCCGGATTTGGTACGATAGACTTAGTCGACTTAGCTCGCAGTATAATATAGGTAGGAAGCGGCGAAAGGGGGCAAAAGGGGAAAAACGGACATACAGGAAATGTCCGAAAAATGCACAAAATGGTCCTTTGAGAACTAAAGAGTGGATAAATCGGACAAAGGCGGATTTTCCGTGGAATGACGGGAAAATCCTGATGTATCCGGTTATGTCGGGGTATGTCCGTACAAATCAGGATAAAAACGGACATAAGGGGACATACCATGGCATATGACACTATGTACGACAAGTCCGGAAATCTCATCTCAAATGAGGAATTGCCGGAAATTCCCGCATATTTCGGGAAAAACACGTACTTAGGGGTTAATCTGGGATATCTCCCCCAAATCGGATATTACCTGCAATATCAGGACAAAGAGTACGAAATCATGACAGTTACCACATATCAGGAAAAACCCGGAGATGTCGTAATTGTCACCCATGTCCTGAAATGTCTGGAAGTAGACGAAAATGGGGAAGATGTCGGAAATGAGCCGATAATTCTCAAAATAACCGATAATTCCGATTCGTACGGAATTGTTGGGATTTAAGTAGAAAAATCGGACATATCCCGGCATATCTGGATGCATCAGGATAAGTTGCAAGAAATTACCCTTTGTCACGAAATGGCTAGACATACTGGGACAAATCTCGACATGTCCGGACAAAAACGGACATTTAGGGAGAAGTAATGACAAGTCAGCACAAAGTCGGACAAATGCACGATCACGGACGTATCGTAGCAGATGCGTATAAGTACGACATGTCCGGAAATACCGTGACAATGTACGAATTGCCGGACAAAGAGTACTTTAACGTAGTAGAATGGGACAGTTCCGGCGAGTCCGAAATATCCGCTAAATCGTACGATAACGAGGAAGATGCCGTTATAGCGTACGTTGAGCTGACATGGGGCATAAGCGTCTAATTTCGGAAAAATCGGACATGTCCGTACATGTCGGGTTTTGTCCTAGTATGTCGTAGCTGGGTAGGATATGTCGCATTCATGGTGCTTTGGCCTGACATGTCCGGAAATGACCTGAGGTACCCCTATTTAGTATAATAGATCGCAAAAGTCCGAAAATTCCGGAGCCCGCGATCATGAAATCGGACAAAATATTAGATAGGGGTGTATATACGGGCATAATCGGACATAAGGGAGCATATCGTGATTCTTCTGGTCATACTGGCATTCTTCGTGACGTTCTACAACGGGTCGGACAATTCGGGCATAGTTCTCGGAACGGAAAGTTGTCACATAGGGGTCGAAGTGACGCCAAAGGCATCAATCTTCGCACTCTGCTACATTCCGGACAACTCACCTGATACCGGGGCGTAAGTCATGTACGTACCTAAACCGCACGTGCTGGCGCAAAACCCCCATACCGACGTATATGCGCATTTATGGTCCAATATGGATGATTCTAGCTGGATTGCACGCGATCTAGCCCAAACCGTCCACAATCTGGCCGGAATGCACGTTGTAGGACAAATCGGACAAGTAGGCATAAACCTGACAATCCTGATATTCGGGCTATTGTTCGTGTTTGTGGACGGACAGTACAGACAGGTCGAAGACGATACTTGGTGCATACCTGACAATTCGGACATTTAGGAGAATCCCGTGGAAATCGTCATCATTACCGCACTTGTGATCTCTGGGATTATTGCCTCAGAGGTGGCCACAAAGCCCAAGCCGGAAGAATCGGACAACTAGCACAAATACGGCATGTTGGGTCAGAGCACCACGATTGCGACATATCCCCTGATATCCAGCCATTACTCGCCATGTCCGACAATACACCCAACCAGTGCAAAATCGGACATTGGAGACAATCATGGGCAAGCACGAAGCTCCGCGCAATCACCCCAAAGCCAGCCAAATCGGACGTAGGTGTGCAAGGGTGGCAACTCACCACGCAACGCACATTCTCACCCTTGTCAGCCTACATGCGGCAGCTTTGGTCATTTTGGAGAAATCGCCCATTCTGCTCATGTTGGGCATGACACACTAACCCTCCCATTCCGGCACAAACCCCTTAACGGGGGACAACTCGCCACAAAGTGTGACGAGAGGTACCAAACCGGACATGGCGGGCAATGGTTGGATATCGGGACACAGCAGCTTCTATCTGGACATGTCCGTTCAAAGTACTACAAAATCGGACATAGAGGGAGAAAAGCCATAATGTGTATCATGGAAGTACGAGCCGGACAAAATACCGCAACTGTCGCGCAAGCCATGGCTCACAACACATCGACCATAGAGCGCGATCTGGACATGTTCCGCAAATTGCTCCTAGCGCGCAAAGCGGGCGAACACGTCAAACTGGTCGATGAGGCGCAAGACCTGCTACATCGGGCATACGCCATCTTTCTGGAGCAATTCGGCGAATTCGTGGCAGAACAGGACAATCCGGACAATCACGTACATGACCACGATCACGGACACGAGCGGACATTTGTGGAGCAAGCACACCACGACGCTGCGCTCGCCCGAAAGTACGAAACAAGGTAAATAAGCTACAAATCGGACATCTAGGACAATAGCGTAACAAAGCGGACATGTCCGGATAAAAGCTGCTGTATCTACCCAAATCAGTATGGTTGGCTCATACGTGCCATGTCCACACATATCATCCAAATCGGACAGATAGGACATGTCATGTCAAACGAGACAATCGTGATCTCTGGTGAGGAAAACGTCAGAGCCGTACAAGCCATCGCAAGACTGCACTATTGGCGCACTACCGGCTATATGCGTAAATATGCCTTCGAACCGCGCAAAGGTTGGACAATTAAGGCATTTAACGCTGAATACGGACAAAGCGCCCGAACGTGGGATGATGTCGTAGTTCTGACATCTGGGATGATTAAGGCGATGCGCGACAAGGCGGCCCAATCATGACAAATTCGGACAAAAGCGTCGATCTGGTCCAATTCGTCCAAACGTTCATCAAAGCCGCACAGTCGGACACATCCAACCGTTTCAGCACATTTCGGTGGGATTCGCCCAGTGTGGGAGGTTACGTCCTAGACCACGCATACACCCTATGGCAGGCACATTATGACAAATGGGACACCGTGGAAGCTTTCGCCCTAAACTACGTCAGATGCGTCGAACTGGGCACACAGGACGAACTGAGCAAACTGGTCAGATGGCGCAAACACGGCGAATTGGTGCGAGACCTGCTTATTGGCGGATAGTATCCTAAACCGGACATGGCACGCATAAGCCACCCATGCTGACAAAGTAGAACATACCCAGTCATAGGCCACCTTACTGCGCATAGTAGTGCATACCACCCAGAAATGGGTCAAGTAGGACAAATCGGTCAAACACTACGATATGCGGATATTGACTGAAATAAGATCAATGATCCATCCATCCATGCATTTAGATCGCTTAATCGTACGAATTCCAGAGATGAGTGTCTATAAGTGCATAGATCTAGGTCAATATAGCGCATATCGGGCGTGTATCCCAAAACGGACGGACGGGACAATAGATGAACTTCTATGAAGAAATGCGCTATGTGGAGCAAAAGTCCCAAGAGGAGCGTGTGCCGACAAAATGGCCGCTACCGTGCCATATGCCCGCGACTACGGACAAACACTCCAAATCGACCGGAACCAACTTTACCGGCTTCTTTGAGATGTTTCGTAACAGAAACGGACAAAGGGTATTCATCGGGCAAGACGGACAATACGTCCGGATGTGACGAACATGCCTTATGACCCATTGAAGCCATTCCGGGAGAAACCGGACATTCAGCCCGAACAGCACGAGTCAGGCATTACGCTCGGAACGGTCTTCGACACCCAAAACGAGCGTTACTGCGTAGCTCTGGGCGAACCGGACATTTGGGGACAGTTCGACGGTATCGACTCTGAAGGGAGAACTCGGACATTCTCCGCAATAGCGATCGAATTCATCCATATTAACCAATATCCGCTGATCAGGCTATAAACCGTAGTAAGGTGGTCTATGTCCGGGTATGTACGTATATGTCCGGATTTGTAGCATTTTGTACCCCATGACCGGCTGGTCCTAGTTGATCAGCATCGGTCATGGGGTATGGGTGTTTGTCCTATTTTGTCCTGACATTAGGTGATCTAGGGCAAATGTCCGATTTGTGAGGATTGTCGGATTTGTCACGATTTGTGGCAATTGCGTGGATTCAGCCGGAACAGATGATCATGAAATGATTATGATCTAGGGCATAGATCTATTTACATAGATCGCGAAAACTCGAAAATTCCGGTGGCCAGGCAAAACGCTTTTTGATCAAGGCGTGTGTGCGGGTGTGTACACTTGTGTATTACAGCGTGTATACTGGTCAACATGGGTGTACCCGCTCAGGGCGTCCCTAACCAATATCAACAGCGAAGGTAGACACGACTGTGCAAAACGAGATCAACAGCGCTCAGCGTCCACTACGGCCCGGCAAACGCATGCTTGCCGCGTGGGACTACATCTCCTCTCACCCTTGGTGCAGCGAAGCCTTGATCAGAATCAACCATGGTCAACAAACGCTTGATCGACTGATCGCCTCAAACATGATCGAGATCCGCCAGGGCACACATGATCGACTCCTGCACGCCATCGAGTGGGCCATCGAGCCCACCGCGCCCGAGGCACCCAGCACGCCGGTAGCGCCCCGAACCCTGGCAGGCATGGCCGAACTACTGCGCCACGCTGCCAGCCTGCGAGAGGTGCCCTGTAGACGCTGCAAAGCCGACGTGGGCCAGCCCTGCCGCACGACCCGCACCGGCCCGGCTTTCGTCGTCACCCCCCACGGAGAGCGACAACTCATGTGGATTGCCGCCATCCTGACCAAATACGGACAATTAACCATCGACTAACCCCGATCAGGGGAGGCAACATCTCCCCTGGTCACACCCAAAACCCACATAGTCTACCAAACATAGTCCACTAACACCATCTGATCAGCTCTGATCCCTTTTTCTCTGTATTATAGACCAAAAGAGATCAACTTCACCCGAAACACATACCCGCAGCTCAGCGCCAACTCACCAAGATCACATCGATACCCTCCACTATCACCAATCAACCTTTCACCAGCTCATCGCCCCGTCAAGATCCTGATCCCTTTTTCTCTATACCTAAGTGGAACGAGCAACTAGATAAGAGTGGCGCGCAGCGCCGCGACCGCGCCGCAGGCGCCCGCCTTGATCACCATTTAGTTTCGACTCTCAACTAAGGTCACCCTAACTTTTTGTCCACATAGTGGGATTGATCTTTCAGTGGGGAAAAAAGGACCGGCCCTGACCAGAATAGAAGATTATCTTGTAACCGTCTATGTCTTTGCAGGGTACCCTAACCTCGTATAAGTGTTAATATTCCGACATTACATGAAATAAAATAACTTAAGTTTTATTTTGGATTGGGGGTGACAGTGGTGTACACTGGAGTAGGACACCACGGTTTCGGATCGAAAGCGATTGATCGACCCATGATCGTCTATCAGGTAGCCGCGCTCTATAATAAAGAGGAAAAAGGATCAGCACAGGTCAGCGAGTTTTAGAACATCAATGTTGGTGAATCTACGAACGGTCCAATCGTGGCTTGACCTGCACTTATGTTTGATTTACTATGTGGCGAGCATCCTAGGATACGGGTGCAGGCTGGGAAAATGCAAAAGGGAGGGAAATTGTGAAGTGCATTAAATGCGACAGAACCGCGAGTCACTACGTCGATGTCATTTACACACTAGATGACCGCTGGGCCGACGCCGGAACCACCAACACGGACGATTACACCTGTAAATACCATATCCACACATACATTCAGGATTTCGACGTGGAAGGCGCAGACGTTATTGAAATCATCGTGAAAAAGCTTGGCGGTATCTGAAACGCGATGTACAATGGAGACATGGAAAACGACTGGGATTCTCAAGACCTACAACCTGAACTAGTGACCGTTCAATTCACTGATGGGGCAATCGAAGCGCTAGACGCGCTGTTCAACCTCATTCATTGGGATGACTTGGCAAAAGCATACTGGCGATTGCTGCCGGACAACCTTTTAGATGAATTGACTCAGGAATTCCGCAAATCGGACTAATGTGCTTAGTTGGTGTGTATCCACTGATACACACCTTCTTGGAACATTAGTTAGGAAACGGACAAAATGGATAAAGCAGATCTAGCTCTCGCAAAGTACACATTTATGTACCGATTGGGAGGAAAAGTGAAAAACTCGGAATTCTACAAGCTAGAGCCGTATCTTGAGGGTCCGGTCGGCTTGCTGGTCGTTCAGGATTTGCAAGAGTACGATTCAGATCACAAAAAACTCTGGCGTGCATTGATGTTCTGGCCGGTCAGTAAAGCTGAGATCCTTTTTGATGAGAGGATCGCCGCACCGGAATGGTCGGACGTTGACAGCGTCGCAGCAACGGCACTGGGTTTCTTCACCTTGCAAGATGGCGACACAGACAGCGAGTATTTCGACGGCTATTCGGCCGAACAACTCGCGTGGCGTGATGAGCACGCCGAGCAGGTAGGCATCCTCAGGTATAAGGACGAATCGGACGATAACAGCGAAAGCCTGGCACACCTGCGCATTCCCTGATGTTTTTAGATGATGCATCACAAAAGTGGTGTATCGTCTTGAACCATCAGAAAGGCGACGAAATGGGACGAAAGTATAAGTTCCCGATATTCTCTAGAATTGCCTGCAAACTTCAATGGATTGTGCCTAAGCGTACTCTCATATGGTTTGCCCTAGCAGTTCTGGACGAATTGGACACAAAGATGAAATCCGTCGAGATCCATGATAAAGATGGCGGAATCACCCTTTGTGACGCAATAGACGCAATTCAGCTAGAAAACTACAAACGGTTGCTTATCCGGAAATATCTCAAGGGAGTGATCGAAAATGGCAAAACGGTACGCGTTCACAGCGACAATCACCCGCCTCAATCGGCTTAAGAACAGTGTCAACGGCAATCCCCGATATGAGGTAGGATTCGACAACGCCAGCACGTTCACAACGCAGTCAGATCAATCGTTCGTGTATGGGATCGAGGGAATAACGGGCGAGGTTCAGGTGTTCCTATCTAAGGCAGGCCGAATTGTGGACCTGCAACGGGTACCGGAACCCTCTGCCGACGAAAGTCCAGACGAAATCCTGCGTAAGATCCGTGCATACGCAAACGCTCTCAAGCTAGAAGCGCAAGACAAATTGCCGCCCTCATGGGTGCAGCGATTCGAGGCGTTGGACTCTCTAGCCAGCAAGGGAGAGTTGCCGCAAGATTGGAAACAAAATGGGTAGAAACGTTGTTTGTCAGTACTGTAAAGGCAATAAGACAGTAACTGCATGGAATCCGAAAAAGAAGACATACGAAGAAACAACCTGTACAGCCTGTAAAGGTCGAGGCGTGGTCAATACTGGCGAATTCTAAAGGACGGGAATATGAAGACCGGCGACATGGTTGAATGGACAAACGGCATGGGAATCACGCTTACCGGCGAAGTTCTCGAAGCTCCCGGATATGATGAGGCCCGGCCTAAGGTCCGTGAGTCCAGAAGCGGAAACGTCCTTTACCCACGAAACGCCAGGGTAATTGTACTTACCGCGCAGGACGCGGAAAAGCTCGCAGGCGTGCCGGAACCGCTAAAGATCCTGGTTCCCGGTATCGTCATCGAGGAAAGTCCACCAAAGACGGCAATGGATGCGTTTCATCTACTTTGTCAACTCAAGGTAGGTAAGCGCGAAGCTACCCTGTTCGATGGGCTTTCTCTGCTTTACCAATGGCTCAGCGGCTTGCCCGATGAGCAGGCAGACGAGTATGTAGCGGAAGCCTTGCAAGAGATCGCGGCAGACTGTAACTAAATGCGTTAGTTTGGCCATAAACCGTATACATAAACGGACATACAATCAGGTTTATGGCCATTCTTGCACGTTTAGGAAAAAGTGAGATGAGAGGTTGCAATGAAGATCTTAATCAACTACTCAGCGTCATCTAACATCTCCTACCGTGGTACCTGGGAGTTGGACGTAGACGACCAGGAATGGGCAGAAATGTCCGAAAAGCAACGACAGGACACTATCGACGACTTTGCCCAAGAGTGCATCTTTGATGACATTGAGTGGCATGTGTCCGAAAATGGCAAAGAAGATGACGAAGACGAGGATCATCCCAACTACTAGTCATCAAAATGGTACATATCTACTGAGTTCAGTAGATATGTACCGTCTTGGTAACTAGTTAGAGGAATGGTAATGATGTACATGAAACGACTAACCGCCGTAGGGAGTGAGCTAGCTCAAGAAATCTTTGATATCCTCTATCCCGTAGGCAACGCTAACGGCAATGAGAAGACCCGCAAAGCTGCGCTCAAGCGGCTTATTGAGATCGCAAAAGAGCAGAGCCAACCTGCACAGGTAATGCCCCTACCTGAGTCCGGCTTCACTGGACTGTATGAACAGGGCAATTACGTGATGTTGTGGAGTTACCCATACAAGTGGGTTACCCTGTACAAAACGGCACCAACCGCAAGAGAGTTGGTCGAGTCATGAAAGAAATGAAATCCCCTGGTAAGTGGTACATCGGCACGCACGGGCCTAGCCCGCTGGATATGTGGAAGTTTGAAGAGGTAACCGGCAATGAAACTGTCGATGCCTTAGCGAAGTTCCTAGAGTTGGTGAAAACGGATCGAAACGTACAACTCCAGTGGTTGCCAGATGACTACTGGACACGTGGATCATGAGAATTCATGTGATCCCAGCATGGCTCGTGAGGAATACCGAAAGCATCGGGTACGTTTACGATAGAGTAAAGGCTTTCGAACTGAAAGATCAAGGGAGCCTTGTTCACTATGAACCGCAAGAGCGTATCTGTATGAAGGATCGAGCCAACAACCCTAAGATAACCTGCTACATGTGTGCGCGCGGCGACGTGTCATACTACATGGCAGCCAAGTGAAACAAGAAAGTCGGCATAATGGAATCACAACAGTTTGCAGCTCAGGCTGTTGATCGAGGAAGCAAGATCCTGGACATTTATTACCCCGGCTGGGAATCTAAGATCGACCTGGAAAGACTCGATCTGATCAGCGGAACTGACTGCGTACTTGGCCAACTCTTTGGAGACTTTGTGCGCGGCATGAACGTTATCAACCAGCACGGGCAAGCTGTGAATCTGGGTTTCTGTCCTGATCTAATTTCAGCGTCGAGTCACCCCGACTTGCGTGATGAATGGATCAAGGAAATAACCGCACGGCGATCCTGATTTTGCCCTTTGCTGAGGGAACAAAAGGCCTCAGCATTGGGGAACACCAGGCAAAGTGAGGAACGGATAAAATGGACAAAACCGTTGAAAGTGTGACAAGAGGAATTTCTCTGCTGGATGCCGACCGGCCAGGCTGGGAAAATGAGATAGATCTCGAAACCCTCGACATAACCGATGGCCTCGTGTGCATTCTCGGGCAACTGTACGGAGACTTCTTCAATGGCCTATGCCAATTGCGGATTCCGTTCGGTGGAGGGTGCTTTTATGGGTTCAATTCTCAAATCGCCGTGAGCGATGGGGAGTTAGAGCAAGCATGGAAAAACGAAATCGAGAAGAGGCGAAATGCTACGTAAGTTCTTCATCTGGCGCGGCGTGCGTAAGCTCAACAAAGCAAACCCAGACTGGATCGATGAAATCAACCTTGACACGCTAAATATGGGTGATCCGCACGATTGCCTATTGGGGCAGCTTTACGGCTTCTATGGCTATGGTCTAGATGATTTGGACATCGGTAACGGAATGTGGTATGGCTTTGACGTTGCGGCCGGTCCTGGCAGTTCGCACACAGCCCGTGAGCTGACCGCTCTATGGGTGGAAAAGATCGGGCAACTGAGATCGGTGCCAGAAGAGGTTTAATGTTTCATGATGGCTGACAAACCGTTGCAGGCTTGTCGGTCGTCATGTACCATTAAGGAGCAACAAAATGAATTGGCCAGAGGCGTTTGTGTGGGCGACACTAATGATTGCCCCATGCGCTACCTTTTTAATTATGATTTGGTTGGTCACAAGAAAGGGTTAACATGGCACTTGGACAGCAGTCACTGAAGCTGGTTCAAAAAGGCATTGACAGCCTGACTGAATTCAACGTTGGCAGCTTGACGGGTAAGCCGCGCGTCCGAGGAGAAAAAGTAGACCTTGGACGTATGCCCAAAAAAGAAGCTCACGCCATTGATAAAGCTGTTTATGTGATCCGTAGTTACGCTACGCCGATTGCGTGGGCACTCAGCAAAGACACATGGATTATTCCCACTACGAAGTTTTCCACCACCACGGCACAGCACCAATCATTGGTGAAAACTGCCGTGGACAATCCTGGATTCTACGTGTAGGATAGGAACATGAGCGAGAACCGCGACTGGCAAATTAAGATAAATCAGACAATTAGTATAACTCGCACACTGAGCAGCAAGGCTTATCCAGACATGACCAAAGAGCAAGCCATTGCCTTTGAGCGTGATATGGAAAGGTCAGAAAAGATCGGTAGCTTCATGGAAGAACTACCGTATGTGAGAGATGAAAATTTGCAATACTCGGAAAATATCGAGGCAATAACTCCTGAGGGGTGACTCAGAAGGGACTCCTGCTGGTTTGGCGAGGCGCACGACTGTAGATATTGGATCGCAGTAGCGTCGCGGTGCGTTCGATTCGCATCTAGGAGGCGTTCTACAAGATAATAGTTAGGAGACGCTAAGATGAGCACTAAGCGTTATCCTGTCCGTTACCACTGTGGTCATTGTGGCCAACACGGCTTTACCGCAAGGGACGGCTCTACTTGTCCAAGCTGTAAGTTTGGCCGATTGGTCAAATGTGTTTGGAGCGGACTTAGATGGTGCTGAAAAAGATGAGTGATTTTCCTGTTGAGGAATGCGTCACTCACTACTACGAGAAAGACGGACACTGGTTTTGGCATTGCCTGACCTGCAATACCGGTTCAGGCAAACGTCACAAGCACATAAACGGACACAAACATGAGGGTGACGCGGCTGTAGCCACGAAATACCACCGCAATGCCAAGCGCTTGGAACGCCAACAAAAGCTCTATAGGGCTTGGTGGTGGAAAGAACTCATGACAACGAAAGATCTAGATTACTTCATCAAGCTATGGCAGTCTCATTGGGGCGTGATGAATACCGTTACCGACCCAGAAGACATCATGGCTTCTGTTCAATCTGACAATCATCTGTGGACGTACATGGTGAAGATAAATGGACAAGGAAACGGAAGCACGGTTGCGCGCCATGATGGCGCAAATACTACGTGAGCGACTAGTCCTCATGGAGACCAGCCACCTTACCGAGCTATGGTTGGTCTTGAGGCAAAAACGAGGATCAAAAAGATAGTGGACTTCTACGACAAGCTCATAAAAGTGATAATAATCGTACTAATCTGGATATTCGCCGCCATCCTGATCATAATGGGCACAGTCCTAGTTATGTCAGGAGGCTACAGAGATAATCGAGGATATGAAGAATATCAACACGCTCCGTTGGTGCATGCTGGGCGCTACCGTTCTTAGCTGCGGTTTAGCTATCATCTTCACCTTGCCTATATGGTTGTACGGAGAGTATCTGCACATGCGCGGAGAAGACCAGAAGCGCCCAGTGGACACGGCCCATAAGAGCAAGAAAAAATCTTGAGATTATGGGCTGTTTCGACTTGACGATCCGGAGAAACCGAGATACGCTTAAGTCACAAGCAAGCAATCCCCAAACAATAAGAGGAGAACAGTTATCATGGGTGGGATGTTTGACGACCTGATGGACACTGAGGTTAAGCCGTCTGAGCAGGTCGAGCAGCCAACTCCAGACGAATCGGACAAGCAGGCGACTGTGGTTGCCACTGAGACTGATGAGAATTCGGACACCAACACTGAGCCACGCAAGACTCTTGAGGTTGAGTCGATCGACAAGCTTCCTACGGGATTTGTCGATGTTCGTGGTTTCGCTTGGGCATTGACTCAGCGAAACCTTGAGCAGGCCATGAAGGAAGGGCGCACGCCTGGCCAGAACGACATGGTTGACACTCAGGCCGTCTACGCCGCCACGCGCGGCAAGCGCTGGGCGCTCCCATCGCTTGAGGCAGTCACTGCCGATGGCACCAAGCTTGGGGTCGTTATCCCCCTGAGCGAGGGTCTGGAGGCTTGGGACACCCGGCCGGAGCGTGGCACTGGTGGTGGGGCTTCGATGACTCCTGAGCGGCGTGAAACCCGCATTCTGCGAGCTGGTAAGTTCAAGGCGCAACTTGAGAAGATGAAGAAGCGCTATGCACGAATCACGGAACTGCTCAATGAGGTCGGAGCTACTTGGGCCGATGCCGATGAGGCATACAACCAGTACCTTGAGACTGAAGACGGCAAGAAGGAAATTGCCGACGCCGAGAAGAACGAGAAGAACGGCGACGAGTAAGGTTCCAGATGACAGGGGCGGGAAACCGCCCCTTTCGTCTAGAGCTTTGCTAGTGGAATCTGTCTAAGGTGGCGTTAACGTCCACCAAAACCCGGTGGAGGCAGCGGGCAATTGAGCTTCTAGCAAAGCTCGTAAGCGAGGGTGGTCCGGCTGACTCCCGGATAGGGCCGTCTAGTCAACGGTTTAAAGATTCGATAAGAATCGCCACTCGCTAAAATATATGAATAAAGGGACTGCCAATAGCAATCAGCTTGAGCGCCTAAGTGGAGTCAACACTGAGAGACCACATACGTTGAGCAAGTGGGAGACGTTGAAGCTTAGGCACTATCAACCCTGTTGGTTGTTGCGTGGTGATGGTGGCAGAACGCTGGATAGTGGGTGATTCCAGCATCATGGGTTAGTATGGTACCGTGGGTATGAATTGTGCCAGCGATTCATATTTCTCACCGTATCTGTGAGGTCTGGCAACCAATCAGATATGTAGTTTGGGTTCGATTCCCTTTTAACCCACAAAAAAGACCACCTTTTTGGTGGTCCTTTTTATTAAGATCGCAAAATCGGAAAAATTCCACGCAATTCGGACAAAACGCGTGTGTGCTACACACTTGTCGAGTGCGTGTGCGTGTGCTACGCTAGTGGTATGAGCACCAATGAACAGCAAGCCATGGTGCGTGTGGGGCTGAACTTGCCCGCGAACACACGCCACTGGCTAAAGGTAAAAGCTGCTGAATCGAACACCGACATGAGTAAGTTGGTGGCACAGATTCTTCAGAACCACATTGACAGTGTGGAAGGGCCGAGAAAGTCTGATCGATGAGAGATCGCAGACTAATCAAACGGACGATAGACTCAATTAAGGTCGGACCAAGACATCGGCAGGATTTGGGAGATATTCCCAGTCTGGCTGCATCCATTGCGAAAGTTGGTTTGCTCAATCCTATTACCTTGACCAGTGAAGGTTTACTCATTGCTGGTGAGCGTCGTTTGGAAGCATGCAAACACCTTGGATGGCGGATAATCGCATGTTATGTAACAGATGACCTGGAATCCGCAGCAACAAAGTTGACTGCGGAACGCGACGAAAATACCGAACGCAAAGAGATGACCCCTGAAGAGTTGGTCAATCTTGGTTTGGCATTGGAAGAGCTAGAAAGACCGAAAGCCAAAGGACGACAAGGCGCACGCACAGACTTGGACAAACATCGGTCTCAGGTGAGACCGATGTCAACTGAGTCAGACGAATCGCCTAAAAACAGAAATTCAACTAGGACAAACGAGATTGTTGGGGATGCCATTGGGCTATCTCGGACAACCTACGCAAGAGCAAAAGCTGTGGTTAAAGCTGCCAACGATGAAAGTCTTAATCCCAAGCAGCAAGCCGTAGCTAAGCAGGCACTAGCAGAGATGAACGCTAGTGGAATAGTAAGTACGAGTTACAACAAGATTTTGGAAATTACCAAGCCTCAACCAACGTTGAGCAAAAGGAAGTCAACCAGTGCCGAAGCCAGAGAGCAAAGGTATGCCTTTGAAAGAGGGTTGCCGAGTATGTCTGGTACGGTAATGTTGCTCCAAAGAATTGAAAAAATCAATTCAGAAATAACGGACGACGAACTGGATCAATGGATCAAGAGCCTGTCGGACACTCGCCGAAATATCGAACAAATCATCAGAAGGCTAAAGGACAAGAAGAATGCACAAGTCAGTTAAAAGAGAGCTTCCGATTTCTAAGCTGATTGTTGATGCGAAGTTGCAGCGAGGTCTTGATTGGCGTCGAGTCAACAGGATGGCTGCGGAATTCGATCGGGATGCGCTGGGAACGTTTGTCGTTTCCGATCGTGGAAATGGATACTTCCATATCATCGACGGACAGCACAGGACCGAAACGGTTCGTATCGCCGAGGGCGATGAGGCAAAGGTCGATTGTCGAGTCTTCATGGATCTTACCAAGGAAGACGAAGCGCGGCTGTTCCGACTCTACAACAACACGGCAAAGCTCCAGGCTCTGACCAAGTTCCTCGTTAGGATTGAGGAGCAGGAGCCTTCCGCAGTCGCCATCAACGCTGTGCTTAACCAGCATGGTTGGAAGGTAGTTGCGGGAACGGGCGAGGGCTGCTTTGCGGCCGTAAGCTCGATCGAGAAAATCTGGAACCGTGATCAGAATGCGGTGGAGCGCACCATTTCCACCATCACTCGTGCGTGGGGTCACAACAGTTCGGCCGTCAATGGTTCTCTCGTTGAGGGTATCGGACTTGTGTACACCCGTTACGGCGAGGAAATCAACGACAAGTCTCTTGTCGAGCGGCTTGCCCTCTTTGAGGGTGGTCCAGACAAGTTCCTGGGTATGGCGCGTGGCGTGCACACGGCTTACAATAAGAATGTGGCCAATGCAGTCGCTGATCTTGCCGTTGAGACATACAACAAGATGAAGCGGTCTAAGGCTCTTCCGCCTTGGCGTTCGCGCTAATGCAATTTCGGTTTCATTGAACCTGTACTCTAAAGGGTGCAGGTTCATTAAAATTTAAATTGTATGGCAATGTTCCGTTGGGATATAATCCATGCCGAAAAAGAAAAGCAACACGTGCAAGGTGACCGGTAAGACAAAGCTGACTAGACTAGTCGCGGATAAGATCCTTGCGAAAAATGCAAAACTTACCAACGTTTACCATTGCCGATACTGTGGTGCACACCACGTAACATCCACAACACAATGGTGGCTCAAATGATATTCCACAAAGAAGAGTTACGCGGGTTAGATTCAACAGGTCGGGCGTGTGAGGTGTGTAATCTTCACATGCATGACCATGAATGGGCGAACCTGGATATGAACGGGTTCGTAACTGATTGTAATTTCCACTACTGTCCGTGTTCGGATGATGAACAGATACCTGTGATGAAGCCGAGCGTGGGCATATGGTGCGACAACTGCGATAGGGAAATACTGTTTGATCCTTCCGAGGAAGTTGCTTACGGATGTACTGTAGGTGAAAGCGGAAGGATCGAGTAAATGTCTAGCAGGCTACAAGTTGATCTGTTAGAATGGTAATAGATTGGTCGGGCTGAGGACCAGATAAAACGCAAAACAAATAGGGGCTGACCAGGCCCCTTTTCGTTTGACAGGGAGAGAAAATTGGACCCCGTGCAAGTCGAGCGTGAGACCAAGATGTTGCAGCTTCTGGCGTCTATGGTCGATGGGTTTAACGCTTACAAGTTCTTCACTGCACACAAGTACAAGGTTGGCCAAGGCAAGTGTGACGCCTGCGCTATGGCTATGGTGTCGGCTCTTGTTGAAGGAATGAACGACGAACAAGGACTGATGCAGTTTCGTGACAGTCTGTGCAAGGAAATGGGCGAGGCAGTGGATCAAATTGTCGCTGCGGAACGTATCGCCCGCGATGTAGGACGAGCGATAGACGAAGCTGCCAAGAAGTTCAAGGCACCAAGCAACTAAAAGGGTGTAATCATGCTGGATGAAATCAAGATCCAAAATACGGTAAACGAACAGCTTGAACTTACTAGAAGGTACTTCGAGCAGGCACAGTCTCACGCCTTTGGCGGCGAGAATACCGCCATGGCTTCGGCCTACGGCGCGGCGCAGGCGTGCTTTGAAGCCCTGGACCGTTGGATCAAGCGCTACAAGACGCTTCCAGATGACTGGAAGACGAGTTAATGTTGGGTTCATTGGATGTACCTCAAATGAGGTATGTCCAATAAGTTCAACATTAGGGGAAAGTATGCAATCAATAAAAGAAATGTTGGATGAGTTGGTGTCAGAAGGTTTGGCTTTCTGCGTTGTAGACGAAGAGACCGGACGTTATTACTACATGGCACCGACCAGCTTTGTTGGACTCATGATTACCGGCGAGGCGATAGCTAGTGTCTTGCTGGATCGTGATGACGAGGTTGGCACCTATTCGATTGGATAAAATTGAGAAAAGGAATTCTAGTAACAACGTTCATTGCCGCACTTATGGCAGTGGCGATTCTTTTGGGGGCGGCAGACTGTACAAAGGGAAAATCTGAACCTAGTCAGTCTCCATCCTGCTGTGGCCTACAACAAGGCAAGCAGCCAAAACCAACGGAGTCTAGTAAATGAAAAAGCCCGACCCAGATCTAGATCTCACACCATATCGTCCTAGACCGCATGCACCCATGGTGACTGGAAAAGCCATAGGTGGACCAAGAGACGGAATCAAGCTAACGGCTTCCCAGACTTGGGACGGAATCGTCATGATTGATTTGGTCAGGGCACACAAGGGAAAGTACACTTGGGATGGAAAAAACTGGACCTGGCAAGTTGAATCAAATGATGGTGATGGATCATCTCACCCAAGAGGTCCAGCTCATCACAAACGACGTAAGAATTCTCTCGCTTATTAGTCTTACAAGCGAAGCCGTACTTGCGTTCCAAGCTATGTTAAGATCGCGAAAAACGGAAGCTTCCGACAACCTAGACTTGTTGACATTGAGCGAGTTGGCGGACGTGCGCGACGCGGCGGTAGATTTCGCTATCTTGTGTCGAAAGAAGATCCTAGAGCGTGGGTAGGTTTCATTGAGCGCACACTCAGGTGTGCGTTCACTAAAACTTACTGAGGAGAATGATGCTACACAAAATAACCCACAAACATAAGGTACTACACAAACCCGGAGTAGGTGAGATAAAGTTCTGCTCTGGACGATTTCGTAATCGAAAAAAGATAGACGTTTCCGTTAGTATGGATGAACTATACGATACTGTATATGTCATTCATGATATTTGGCCAAGGGAAATGGAAGCGATTTGTTCGTGCAGCAACGAAACCGAATTGGCCAATGTAATAGTTGAAATAATCCAAGCCAGACGAAATGGTCCCGAACCAGTTGTAATGATAAATGAGGGACATTTGTTGTGGGCAGGAGAAAAACAATCTTAGCCGGTCGAGGCCGACCAAGATCATTTATGCATCATAGCAGGTCAGAGTACACTTGACAGCTCCGTCAAGAGCATGTAATGTTGGAGGTGGCCCGGAGGGGTCGCCCAGAAGCACGAAAAAGGACACCAATGCATTTCTCTGATGAGCAGCGAGATCTGTTCGATAGAGATGTTGACAAGATTTACGAAGTCTGGCAACAGTTCATCAATGAACAGGTCAATGGTTCGGAGGTAGAACATTTCCCTCCTGCATTGCTGAAAGCATGTGCTCAGATCTTCATGGGGCTTATGCAACGACTCCATGAAATTGAGGGTGGCTTTGCTGTTGCCCTTGATGAGCAAACACTTGGACAGCTTCTCGCAAACATGTTCGAATTTGGTCAGTATGCACTCAAGCATGGAGTCAGCACGAAAGACTTGACCCCTTGCCAATGCGGAGCTAAGCTCACCGATGCGGACATTGAGAAGCTACTCAACGCACACCTGAATTAGCAAAAGGTTGGAATTGGACTAAGACGTAAGGTCTGTTGTTGATGGCCCTCCCCGAGATCCCCATTGAGAATAGTCCCCCCAAACGTCTAAGTGGTCACCAAAGGGTCCATATGCTAGTGGGGGTTAGGCTAGCGCCAATTAAATAATCGTCGCAGGCGTGGTGGAGAGGTCCCATACCGGGCTCATAACCCGGAGACGCCGTTCGAATCGGACGCCTGCCACTAGTGGTGAAGCGTATGGTGATTTAGGGAGATCCTAAATACGTCCCAGCATGAGCGACAGGCAACCTGGACCACGAAACAAAGCTTCACCACGTAAAGCCCCTATCTGTCCGATTGGGTGTTCGGTTCGAAGCCGGATGTACGCTTAATACAGTGTTATTTCGGTCGGCTTGAGGACAAAAACGTAGGGAATGCCGTACAAAACCTCAAGCACAAAACGACACGGAGAAATACCGTAGGAACGTCCAGTTACTAGGACGTTTTTTGGGGGTAGTTGGTCTAGGATATTCGCGCGGCGCGCAAACGGTATCTCGGTCCCAACTTGGTATGCTAGAGAGGTTCGATTCCTCTCACCCCCTCTTGAAGGTAGAAATCTTACCTTTGATATACATGGGTGGGAACGTGGTGGTTCTCCAGGGCCTAGCCATAAAGGGTTACCCATGCAGCAAATGAATAATGTATCTTGAGAACTAAACAGCGGAAGCTAAATGGTTCTCAGTTGCAGACTGAATTGGTTTCGGTTATCTATAATTGGTATGGAACTATACCGATACCTGTCAACTTGTTTGCAACTCATGGTGGTTGTAGTGTACCGGCTCGTGCACACTAGACTGTGAATCTAGAGGTTTGGGTTCGACCCCCAACAATCACCTGGTAATGTCTGACTGAATTAGAATTCGGTTACCGCACCAGACTCGGCCGTTAGACATGCGAAATCTAGCCTCGAAGCTAACCACCACGAGGTAGGCCACCCGAAATCTTAATAACTTGTTAGACATCCAAACGTTGTGCCTGACTGATTGAATTTGGTTATCAGGATGGATAGAAGGAAGCTCGATATATTGAGCGTCTATTAAGTAAGACCGAATTCTCCACCTTGTTAGGTACACCCAACTTGGTGTTGGACTGATAGTAATTGTTTATCTTAAAAGTTCGAATCTTTTTATCCGCACGCCGGATATCGCCTAATGGTAGGGCAATGGACGATTACGATAGCTTGTTCAACACTAAAAGCTCCAAGTATTGGACTGAATAGATTTGGTTATCGACAACTATTTGATGCCGACCACAGGCCGAATCTAGCCACTTGTTCAATACCCATACGTACTGCCGGACTGAATGCTAATTGGTTATCACATTCGGAGTGGGAGGTCGCAGGTTCGAGTCCTGTCATCCTGATTTTCGGGATGTAGCTCAGTGGGAGAGCGCCAAAAATACCGATTGCTTACACTTGTTCGGCAGTATCAAAAGGAGAGCAAGATTGACAAAGTGGGACGATATAAGAAAAAATTGGTTTGTATCAATAACGATCGATGTTGAATTGCGAAGTGCAGATCAACAGCAACGACTGCTTATGGATACTCAAGCAAGTTCAGCTTTTAGCTCTGAAGTAGGCACTGAGTTAGTCTGGTACAGACCAGCAGCAGGCGCAATGGAAGCGATAGTGATATGCAAGACGACACTAGAATATACACTGCGCATGATGTCCTTGGACAAGGCTAAGATTTGTGCTATGAAGGTAATAACCGAAGAGGCAAGACGAATTGAGCTTGAACGCACACAAGGACCACCCGATAGGCTCCCAGAACACATAGAAAAACTGATCACTGATTCAATGAACAACCCGCAAGACAGAATTAAACGAGAAAGACCAAAGCGCAAGTCAGACTGAAGACGATCGCTTATCACTGCAAAAGTTTAATTACTAGTGGATGAAGCATGGCTCGCAGCTAATGTTTAATCTAGCAATTGTCGTAACTTGTTTGGCTGTTTAACCTCCGCAACCTCACAAGCGCCAAAGGTCACTTTACCTCCGCCTGGTTTGTTGTTTCCACAAATGTGAGGTTGCGGAGCCTTCGAACGTAGCTTAATGGAAAAGCGCCGGTCTCCAAAACCGGAAGATGCAGGTTCGACTCCTGTCGTTCGGGCGAGTGCCTGACTGAAGAATATCGGTTATCCTCCAGCCAAAATAACCCGATATTTGCGACTTGTTAGGTACCCCGATGCTGGACTGAATTGTATCGGTTATCAATTCACTTGTAATGAATGAAGATATCCCTCCGATGCAAATACTTGTTCAGCATCTAATCTGGATATGGCCTAACTTGGTAGGGCACTAGCTTTGGGAGCTAGCGATTGCAGGTTCGAATCCTGCTATCCAGACGGTAGTTTTTACTTTGTCATAGACGTGAATTGTCTCGACCAGGATGGACGGAATGACCAAAGTATAACTAACGCTCAACCCTATACTCTCCAACGTCGAGTGTTAACGGAGTGCGGGAGAAAGCGTGGGGGGCGAAAAATTCTAGATAAAGTAACCCTCTCCAATGCTAAGTCAGAAGTCTGTGGTACAGTACGATCCCCCTAGTATGTAGTTACTCGTCAGCTTCAAAATACTACATACTAGGGTCAAGCCTCCATAGCTCAAGGGTAGAGCTGGTAGCTCTTAACTATCAGGTTCTAGGTTCGAATCCTAGTGGGGGTACAGCGAGGCAGGTTGGGTAGCACCCGAGACCGAACCTAGGATGTTCCGGATAAATTGCTTTAGTAGGTCGTAGTCCTGCCCGCCAAACTTAAAGTAGAAAGGAGAAAGACATGAGAAACCTAGTCTAGCCGGTACCTAACCGGCACAGGAGGTTATCATGTCTCATACAGACAAAACGCGACCATGGTGGGTTCAAGAGAAAGACCCATTGAACCGTAGGTTTCGCATGGTTGGACACATTCGCAGAGCGTTCGATATGAAAACTGGACTTTACGAACTCTACGAATGGACTTGGAAGCCATTATTTGCTAAGCACAAATGCTGGTGCTGTAGTCAGAAATATGCTTTCTACTTTGAAGATGGTCGTGAAAGAATGAACTGGCGCCACGAGCGTCAGAGCTTAATCAAGCAATGGAAAACAGACCTTTACTACTGGCAAGAAAATGACTTTTACGATCACTGGGCTGAAGATGACCTGGCTGATTGTGAGAATCATGAAGGTCTAAGGTTTATAGATTTCTATGGTTCTTATACCGTAGGTTAAACTTCTGCGGTCGCGGAAGGATCGGGGATCAGCGTAACGGCTAGCCACAACGTAAAAGGGAACGCTGATCCCCTATTAATGGCTCATGGCGCAATTGGCAGCGCAGTTGATTGTTAATCAACGGGTTACAGGTTCGAGTCCTGTTGGGCCAGCGGTTCTCTCTTGGGGTTTGTCTTGCTTCGCCGTTGGGCGGATTTCTATGAGGGAAACCAAAACGGGCGATGCCCCTTCCGGGGGATGGTATCCACGTCTGGTACCGTACGTGGCCCAATACGGTACACAAAAACATGGGAACGTAGCTTAACAAGGTGGAGTGATATCCGAAACCGAGGATTTAGAGCACTGGCCCCTTAAGCCAGAAGGTACAAGTTCGATTCTTGTCGTTCCTACGTGCAATACAAATGGGATTGTGGCGCAATTGGTAGACGCTGGCGTGGACATGCCAAGTCCATAGTGCAGGTTCGAATCCTGCTAATCCCACGATGTCGGACTGAATTATTATCGATTATCATCTAACTGCTAATTAGAAGGTCCAGGTTCGACTCCTGGCTGGCCCGCTCATGGGCCAGTGGTGTAACGGATAGCACAAAAACTTTCGATAGTAGCCAACTTGTTCGGCATCCTTCTATAAGGAAGGAAAAATGAAGGCACTTTACGTGGCCACAGGATTTGTTGGACTTGGGCTATGTACATGGGTAGCTGTGATCCTGATTAATGGAGCACGTAAGCGGATCGCGCGAATTAACCATTACAGAGCCGAGAAAAGAAAACAAATCGGAGACTACAGGTGAACAAGTTCCTCCGTGCAACCGCGATTACTGCGGGAGCAGGCGTAATGCTAATGCTGGGAGCGTGCAGTACGACTTCAGCCCCTGATGAGGTTGGTCTTTACTACATGCAGGGACCTAGCGATGGAGACCATTTCGGCGAGTGCATTAAGCCGGGCGAAACTGGTTCTCCTGAATGGAACAATCAAGTTTATTACTTGCCCGCGAACATGCGGACTTGGACGATTGATGACATGCCAGACCCAGCAAATCCTGGCAAATTCATCATCACTCCAGGTGCCGATTCGGCCGATGTCACGGTCATTTCGGCAAAGCCAGAAAAGGACCAGCCGTCCGGAATTCAAGTCAAGGTTGCCACCAAGACTGCATTCCAGCTCAACACATTCTGTGATGACAAGGGCGGAGTAGCCAAGGTCTTTTGGGAAAAGATTGGACGACGTTATTACGTTGCCAATCCCCAAACTTGGTGGAAGGACATGCTTGAGGCAATTCTGGCCCCAACGCTACGCACGATTGTTCGTGATGTGGTTCGCGGTTCAGATACATCGGCAGATGCCCTCGTGGCAAACGCTGATGGCGTTCAAGCAACTCTACAAAAGAAGATTGGCGAGCAACTTGCGGTCGAGTTTAATCGTACTGCGGGAGGTAACTTCTTCTGTGGTCCGTCCTTCGACCGAACAAAGGAAGATTGTCCACCGCTTGAGCTTTTGATTATCGACGTTGACTATGCCGACCCCGGCATTCGTGCGGCGCGTAATGAGAAGCAAAAGCAGCTCGAACTTGCCGCAGCGAAACTTGCTGAAGCTCAAGGTATTGCCAATGCCCTGATCGAAAAGGCAAGAGGCGAAGCTGAGTCGGCTCGACAGCTTCAGGCATTGTACAATTCGCCTGGTTGGGTCGCACTTCAGAAGACAATTGAAAATACCAAGGCTATTATTGAAGCCTGTAAGGTTGCCAAGGAATGCCGACTTATCATCGGCTCTGACGGCAACTTGATTATGCAGTAAACTTCCTGGCTGGCAGGTTGGGATGGTAAGGGTTGAGGAGATGTCCTAGGCATCACGGTTAAAGCCGATTAGGCCCGGCGAGGAGGTTCGAATCCTTCATCCTCACTTAGCGTTATTAGTGTTTAATGGTAACACGTCTGCCTTCCAAGCAGAAGTTGTGGGTTCGAGTCCTACATAGCGCACGGGGAATCCAGAAATATATAAATTGCAGCTAGGCGCCTATCTGCTATATAGATGGTTTGATCGGCCATTTCCCGAGGCCCATGTGCAACCATGGTGCCCTATGAGGGAATAAGGATTCCTCACCATGGCTAGGTTATCCAGTTGACTTTCGCGAGAGTCATGCAATACTGGAGGAACAATTGGGTTCGAGTCCCTACTAGCCTCAATGCGTTTAGGATAGGTCGCACCTATCTTGCCCAGTAAAGAATGGGAAACACTAGGTTCAAGTGGGCACCTAGCCGTTGGAGTCGGTAAAAAAGCCCACCCAAAGGGAAGATAGGCATAATGAGGAGATGGTACCGAATCCACAGAAATGTGGTTGCCCTTGCGCAGGTTCGAATCCTGTTCTTCCCACACGAAAATTAAAAGAACATTGCCAGGATGTCCTGCTTGACTGCGCAGTCCAGGACGGTATGGAAGCAGCAGGTTCGATTCCTGCCCTGGCAGCGACCCGTTTTGGTAGTTTGTCGGATAGTGTAAGTCGTCAGCGCCCAGTAAGGCATGGGGGTTTGCCGAATCTGGTGGCTATAATCAAACTACCACATCCTTGTTACTGAAAAGTGACTGAAAGAGGAAAAAGTGAGCAACTACCTACGAATGCATGCGACGAGAGACATTCCACAGAATGAGCCAGAGAGCCAATTGCAAATCGCTAACTCTGCCGGAGGTTTTTCGTTCCAGGTCTCTTCCATGGATCGGCTGGCACGATTCCTTATCCTTGGTTCCGAGGGTGGGACGTACTACATCGGCCAGAAGGACTTGACCAAGCAAAATCTGGACAACCTACGTAGCTTGACGGCAACTCAGCCAAAGGCTGTTGTCGATTTGGCTGCACAAATCTCAGACGAAGGTCGTTCTTACCGTAACGATGCAGCCATTTTCGTTCTGGCTTTCGTTATGACTGTAGGAAACGAGGAAGCCAAGGTTTACGCGCGTTCGCAAGTGAACCGCATTGTTCGTACGGCAACTCACCTTTTCCAGTTCGAGTCCTTCCTAAAGGCGCTCGCTCCTGGATCAGGCTTGGGAAGCTCGCGCAACAAGGCAATTGCCTCTTGGTACCAGGACAAGACGCCGGAGGACATTGCTTATCAGGCAGTGAAGTACCGCCAACGTGAAGGTTGGACTCACCGAGATTCACTACGTCAGTCTCGTCCGAAGTTCTACACGGATCTTTATGACGACGTGGCCAAGTGGATTCTTGGTAAGTACGACGGAGACATTGGTCAGCTTCCAGAAGTCATCCAAGCATTTGAGGAAGTTCAAAAGTCCGATAATGTCCATGATGTTCTTCAAATCCTGGAGCGCACCAAACTGCCTTGGGAGGCTTTGCCGACCAAGTTCCACAAGAACCCAGAAGTTTGGCAAAAGCTTTTCTACACGGGACAGCTTAAGGGTCAGGCTCTGGTGCGAAACATCACCCGGTTGGCAAGGCTCAAAGCCTTTGACTCCCTGGTGTTCGCCACGGATTACGCCAATGCCTTGACGAACGAGGAGATGATTGCGCGCACGCGCCTTCACCCTCTCAATTACCTCAACGCTTTGGTTGTTCACACGGAAGGACAGCGAGACCGCAACAATCCTTGGGCCAGAAACGCCAAGGATTGGGTCTCCTCACCACAAATTCTCAGTGCACTTGATGCCGGGGTTCATTTGGCGTTCAAGCACATTGAGCCAACCAACAAGCGCACTCTGCTGGCGTTGGACGTTTCGGGTTCCATGTCCGGCGCAATTGGCATGGGTCTTGATTTGACGGCAGCTCAGGTCTCTGGTGTTATGGCTACGGCTATCGCCAAGACTGAGCCTTACCATCACATCATGGGCTTTGCCCACACGTTCAAGGATCTGGGAATCCATGCAAACATGGATCTCATGTCGGTAATGAGCAAAGTACAGGACCAGAACTTTGGTTCTACAGACTGCTCGTTGCCAATGACTTGGGCGCACAGTCGAGGCATAGAAATCGACACGTTCGTCGTCATCACCGATAACGAAACGTGGTCTGGTCAGGTCCACCCGCACGTTGCCCTTCAGAAATACCGCAAGGCAATGGGAATCCCATCTCGTCTTGTGGTGGTTGGTGTAACTGCGAGCAACTTCACCATTGCCGACCCGAACGACTCGGGCATGTTGGATGTTGTTGGAGCTGACGCAAACCTGCCTAAGCTCATTGCTGAGTTTAGTAAGGGAAAGATCTAAGCGTTACTGAGGGTATATTGATTTGATCGCGGTCAATATACCGGGATGGAATAGGAAATAGAAGTCGGAGGAGAACTCCGGATCGGCGAGTTATGCGGCTTGGGTGAACATCCTATTCCATCATAAATTTAGGAAGTAGAAATGAAGCTCAAAGATGTACTTAGTCCACCTGTCGTGGCTGCTCTGGCAGTTTTGGGCGCGAGCGCCTTCACGGCTGGTGGACTTGCTGTAGTTAGCGACAACTCAACCAATGAAACTCCTAACGTTGTCGTTAGTAACAGCACTGTCCACGAACAACCATTTGGTTTCCAGATTCTGGTGGATGAGCCGACGCCGACTCCCACTCCAGAGCCTGAACCAACGGCAACACCTACACCAGAGCCGAATCCCACACCAACTCCTTCAGCTTCCAATGAAACTGTGGGGGGCGGAGGTGGAGGAGCACATCCACTTCCTAGTGGAAATGTTCACCCTTCACCTTCGGCACCATCTCCTACGCCATCTCGTAGATATCCACGATGAGTGTATGGAAGACTTGTGCTGGTAGCGCTTTCGGACAACATAATGTTCCGAATAGAGATGGCTTCTGTACTTGGTGCGGTTGCAAGATAGCCGGACCACCTACAAAGCCACCTCCGCAAGAGGAGTCTGCCTTGACAACCTATTACGAGTACTTTTATGATCCTAATTGGGGATCTAAATAGGACCCTATAGCTCAGCCGGTCAGAGCGGCGGACTCATAATCCGAAGGTCGTAGGTTCAAGTCCTACTAGGGTCACGTCAAAAGCCCATTAGAAAGGGAAACCCCATGCAGGATGACACGATCCCCACTGTCGAAAATGTCGTTGGTGACCAAGGTGCCATCACGACTCCCACTCCCGAAGAAGAAGACGATCTCGCCGATTTCACCTTTGAGGGTGATGACTCGGAGGACTGGGAAAAAGACGACGAGTAAAATAACAGGCGGGCGTGAATCCGGGCAATGGAAGCCATGCAGAAAGAGTGCAAGATCGTGCCGGACGCAGTGACTAGGGGCTGAGGTCACACATAAACCCTCATAGCTCAATGGACAGAGCAGCGGGTTTCTACCCCGTATGTTGTAGGTTCGAATCCTACTGAGGGTGCGCATTGAAATAATCCCTAAGGAATATGATGAATGACAGTATCCCTAATTACGTAAATCACATTGTATTTGTTATCGACAAAAGCGACTCGATGCGTCATAGGGCTAGTGAAGTTATCAAGGTAGTTGACGATCAAGTCAAGCATCTAGCACGAAGGTCGCAAGAACTAGACCAAGAAACGCGGGTCACAATCTACGTCTTTTCGGACACGGTCAAGTGCGTCGTATACGACAAGGATGTTTTGCGACTCCCGTCGATTTCCCAGTTTTATCGCACAAGTGGCATGACTGCACTGATTGATGCAACCATTAAATCTCAGCAGGATCTTGCATTGACCCCTGAGATTTATGGAGATCACTCATTCTTGACCTACATCTTCACCGATGGTCAAGAGAACATGTCCAGGCATCGGCCAAGTGAGTTGGCTAATTTGCTCAACAACCAGCCAGATCACTGGACAGTAGGAGTTTTCGTTCCTGATATTCCAGCTATGCATGAAGCCAAGAAGTGGGGTTTCAGGCCAGGTAACATCATGGTCTGGAATGTCAATTCAGAATCTGGAATTACTGAGGTTGGCGAGACGATCCGACGGACCACTGATGCCTATATGACCAGCAGGTCACAGGGCGTTCGTGGAACACGGCAACTGTTCTCCACCGGCACTGATGCAGTGAACAAGAAAACTGTCACTGCCATGGGTGTCAAGCCGCTGCTGAAGAAGCAATACAGACTGTTTGATGTGGAAGACGATTGTCAGATCCGCGAGTTTGTGGAAGATCACGGCTTGACCTACATTCTTGGTCGTGGCTACTACCAACTCACTAACACAGTAAGCATCCAGCCACAGAAGCTTGTCGCTGTGATGGAAGACAAGACTGGTAAGATTTATCTTGGACGTGAGGCGCGCGACTTGATTGGCTTGCCACCGGATGTGGAGGTCCGAGTCAAAGCAAACTTCAATCCGGATTACACAATCTTCATCCAGTCAACTTCGGTCAATCGCAAGTTGCTGAAGGACACAAAGTTCCTCTGGACACTATAACTTAATAGATGCCTCCGTAGCTGAGATGGTTTAGCTGTGCGCTTTTAACGCATAGACGCGGGTTCGAGTCCTGCCGGGGGCACGCAATAAAACAAGAAATAAAACCTAAAGAGGACGAATGAAAACGGGCATTAAGAAACTCTTGTTTGCTGCATTTCTTGTCTCGGCCTTGCCGCTAACTATGGCCAGTGCTTGCGAGAAGGAAATCGACGACATCATGCGGGTGTTGGGATCAACGCCAGGCACCTTCTACAATTATGGTGCTGACGGACAAGTCGTATTTCAGGCGCGTTGTAGAAGTCTTGACTTCGCCCGCGACACGGAATATGATCGGCATGATGCCGAAGGCAAGAAGATCGAAGATTCATCTGTGGTTAAGGTCTCCTGTGGAGATAACCTTTTCTCAACCGTAGGATTCACTTCGGTTTACATCACAGATGGTGCCATGGACAACCTGATGGCAAATTCACAGCAGTTCTACAACCTTCGGATTAAGAACAACGATCGTGGCGTTCCATTGGTTAACTTCCTTTGGCGCAGCGTGAAGGATAAGTTCGTCGGTACTGCTAGAGTTGCTCAGATTTGCGATCAGAACAACAATCCAATTCTAGCTTTTGCTAGCAACCACGTGACTGGCTTCGCCACCGACGTGGACAAGAGCACCATGTTCAAGATTGACGACAGCAATAACGACGGATATGTTTGGATCTCTCGTGGTTCCTATACAGTCCTCGATACTGCACTACTAAATTAAGGAATACATTGCCAAAAATGCCAAGCAATCCGCGCTATAGTTCATCTGGGCGTGGATCAGGCAGGGCAGGAAGTGGCGGAAACAACAGAGTCAGAAACCCTCCGCCAGGTAGAACAGTACACAAAAAGAAGGGTAGCTGCCCTCTGTGGGCAGTGACTTGGATATTTGGACCACCAACTGCATATCTCATAATTCAAGACTTGATCGGGCGCCTTGGGTAGTTCCGATATCCCCCGATCTAGAATATGGACCTTGCCCCGCGCCGGATAGTAATCGAATTACACAGATCACAGGCTTTGTGCGATTATTAGCGGGCCAAGGTCCTTTCCTCCAGGTATCCCAACGGCAGAGGAGACCCACTTAAAACGGGTAAACGTATGGGTTCGAATCCCATCCTGGAGACTGAAAGGGTACGTTTTACTTTTGGAAATATCTGGTTCATACGCCCATAGGTGCACGTACCCTTTCTTCAATGAAAGGATGAAAATGGGAGCCGTTTGTAAAATAGGACACGATGACTATGAGACACAGTGCCTCCCAACTGTGGAACTTATAGTTAAACATTCGGCATATATTTTAGGTACCAACTCTGTTATTCAATGCGACTGTCTGAGGTTCTATGCACTCACGGAAGACTCTACTTATGTAGAAGTCTTCAAATCTGAAGATGGTAACTTTGAAATCCCCAAGAAGGGAACCGTCACAGATGATTGATAGCATCAACGCCGAGCGAGACCACAGGCAAAATTATCTCAAGCTACTCGCCGTTTTGCAGAGTTACGCTCCAAGCTACAAAGAGCAAGGACTCTGCGCCAAGTTGGTAAATAACATGGTACTGGAAGGCGCAACCAACCGAGATGTAGTCATTATGCTGTGCAACTCCATCTCGGACGGCTTGCGTCATGGCAACTGGCCCTGGAAGATAATCCCTTAGCATACAGGAGCTTGCCATGGATGATAGAAAATTGGTCTTCGTGGCAATCATATCCTCAGTAGCAACATGTGGACTTCTGATTCCACTATGGATCATAGTACTCTCAATCTACTTTATAGTTAAGGCTTTCACCTACAAGCCACCTAAGGTAGAAGAGAAACCAAAACCGAAAGTGGTTTTACCAGACAATTCATTTGCGGAAGACTGGACATTTGTGATCAAAGCCCCAAGCAGCATAGGCGATCGTCAATCGGTCGAGGCTTGACACCAGTGTAAGGACCGCGCTAGACTTAGGCGTGAGGGCATTAGCTCTCACGCCTAAGTTGTTTATAGGCGTAGCAGAAGGGAACTGTTGCCACGCTCATGGCAACGCAGAAATCAGCCAACGTTTCTGTTCTTCGGCTCGCTTTGGGTTTTTTGTCCGATTTTCCCTAAAGCTAGCAGCCGCGAATAACCTTCTGCTATCTTTTATCAAGAGGAGAAAAAGTGAGCGCACCAACTTTTGAAGAGAAACTGTACGATGAAAAAGTGCCATTAATTGATGCCTTTAATCCTGATGAATGGATGACACCCAAAGAAGTAGCAGACCTGTTCAAAGTAAAGTCTCGAACGGTGAACCGCTGGCTTGAGGGAAATCTACAATTCAGTAAGGTTAGGTCGTTCAAGACGCCAGGCGGGCATCACCGGTTCTACCGTCCCGATGTCTTAAACGTTTTGGAAATTCATGATAACCAGCAACCAGGAAACTAGAGTAGAAGAAGAGATCTTCGACAGATTAAGCAGCAATGCACAGGAGCTAAAGTCTGTCATCTCCTCAATGGTCGAGGGAAGAAAAGTTCTCAAAGAGTCTCACAGAGAAACACTAGAGGACTATGATCGCAGGATGCTTTCTTTCCTGTGGCGTTGCCGACCACTATTATCAACCGTAGTAATCGCTCGTATGGTCGGGCTATCTCGCCAACGTCTGTACGAGAAGTGGCAGAAGTTTGGCTTTGACACAAATGAAGATGCAAAATGAACCATTGGGTATGGGAAGACGACCCCAATGAATCGTTGTGCGGTCAAGACCTGTCAGATAAAAGCTGGACTGATGCAATAATAGATTGTCAAATGTGTCTTGAGATAGATGCATTTGTCAAGCTTGTGGAAGCTTTTGCGCAGGATCGAGATATGAAGGATTCTTTGATTGCTGCCACAAGGATATGGAAAGATTGGGTAAGCGCATGAGTGACACAACCTTTGACCAGGCCCGAAGATGCCCTGTATGTAGTGAGCTGGGCCAGCCAGCGGGCGTGAGGCCGATGGAGAGCAGGCGTCAAGGAAAACTGCATGTCTTCAAATGTGCTAATCAACGCTGTAAGAAGTTCGATAGGGACTGGATAGTTCAGGTACGACCCGATGGAACTGTGCCAGAGCCAACGAAGCATCGTGAGAAATCCTTCCCGGAGGATCGTGGTGTAGCTCGTGCAAGAATTGATCGAGCGAGGGCATCACTTGACAGATTGGTCCAACAATCATTGGATAACTAATGGAACTGTTTGACTTTCAAGAGCAGACGGCAACTAAGCTTGAACCTAAACGTGGTGCGCTTATTGCCCATGACATGGGAACAGGCAAGACAGTTACCGCAATTGCACTGGATAAGAAAAGAAGAGCCAATTTTGATAACCCAGCCAAGACACTGATTATCTGTCCCTTAGCTGTTATTGAGTCGTGGATTCAACACTTCAAAGCGTGGGCGCCACATCTGAACGTTATAGCTGTTAACAACAAAAATAGGCGACCGTTTATGGAAGCCATGGATGCCTCATTCCAAAAGGCTCAAGAAGTCGGTTACGATGTGTTCATTATGCATTACGCAGCCGTAAGACTTGAGCCAGACGTTGCAAGGTATCCATGGTTTCATGTTGTTTGTGATGAAGTACATAGCTTGCAAGACAGAAAATCCTCCCAAACAAAAGCAGTCAAGAAAATATCGGCATTTTATAAAACTGGACTCTCCGGAACACCTGTATTCAACAAGCCAGATGACCTTTGGTCGATCCTCAATTGGCTGTATCCGAAGTACTGGACCAGCTATTGGAACTACTTCAAGCGGTATATCAAGTGGGTTGAATACGATGGGTACCGGACCATAATTGGTGTGGACAACGAAGAAGAACTGCAAAGCATTATCGGTGGATTCTACAGTCGAGTCAAGAAAGAAGACGTTGTCAAGGATCTGCCGAACAAGTACTTCAGCACAATAACATCCAAGATGCATCCCAAGCAGGCCAAGGCTTATCAGCAAATGAAGAAAGATATGCTGGCTTGGGTAGGTGAGCACGAGAGTGACCCTATCAATGCACCAGTGGTCCTCGCTCAGCTCACCAGGCTTCAGCAGTTTGCCTCGGCTTACGCTGAAATCATCAAGACTACAAAGAAGCGCAGAAACTGCGCTGAGTGCGCACAGGAACACATCAACAACTGTGAAGTGTGTCTGCCTCTATATCGAGAATATGAGCTTAGTGCTTACGAGATCGAAGAGGATGATGAGCTTCCTGATTTTGAGAGTCCCTGTGAAGATCTGAAGATTGTGAAGTGTACTGGCCACCCATTCGAATTCGTGCAGTTGTCTGAGCCAAGCTGTAAGATTGACGAAGCAATTGCCAAGATTCAAGAGACTGACGAGCCAGTAATCGTGTTCAGTCAATTTGCCCAGATGGCCGAACTACTAGCCAAGCGATGCGAAAAACTAGGAATTAGCTGTGGGCTTTACACTGGCAAGGTTCCCAAAGCTGAACGTGACCAAGTGGTTAGAGATTTCCAAGCGGGCAAGCTGAAGGTATTTGCTGGAAGTATTAAGGCCGGTGGTCAGGGTTTGACTTTGACTGCCTCATCAACTGTGATATTGCTCAATCGTGAGTGGGCAGAAGCCCTTAACGAGCAGGCTATTGACCGCGCACATCGTATCGGACAAAAGAACGCTGTCCACGTTATCGATGTGGTCACCGAAGATGCGCTGGACGAAAGCCGAAATCTGGATATCGCACTTGACTGGCAAGTAATTAAGAAGTTGCTAGGTGAGCTATGAGAATAGTGGCGGAAGAGAAGCAATTCCATAGCTGCACAAACGGATTATGGTGCATGGGAAACTCTCCATTAGGCACCGTAGTAGAGTGCGAAGAATGTGGAGCTAGATGGAAATGCATCAAGCGAAGACTGTTATTCTCACATATCTTACTCACACTCGCACCACACAAAAATAGGGATAGAATTTGGGTTAAAATATCATGAGCGATAAAAAATGCCTTGAATACGTATTATCACACGGAATGTATGTTACCTGCCGTTGTATATTAGACCCACACGACAAAGATGTACCTCATGTATGCAGGTGTAAAGGGTCATGGTTCGGTGAAAAAGGAAATATAGATAAAGTAGTCGAATTCCCAGAACTTATAGATGAATGGTTAGCAACAACTAGTAGGCACGGGACACCTCGCATTGGCCCACACGATCCTGCACGTCACTTATTAAGTGACGACTTCAAAACTACCCCAAAGGTCTTCCGTGATAATTGCTACATCTGCAAAGACATGGAGTTTGCTCGTCTTGGCATGCCTTTATGCAACTTGTGTTGCGCTTGCGCTGCACTTAACAAAGAAGGTCACATCGCCGCAGATGATCAAAATTGCGACGACTGTGGACATCGACTTTGCAAGTCATGCTATGACCTTCCACCACAGAAAGCACAAATCTGTTCGTGTGATTCGCCCTGTTGCGAGGTTGATGTCGGGGTCGGAATCATTACCTGTGGCAGCTATCACTGCCCCACTCACGGAGAGAAGGCAGATGAAGGCAAAGCTGTCTGAGGAAGAACTCGACCTTATCGACGAAGCTTTGATTAGACATGGAGCATACCTGAAGAGGTTTAGCCATGATGAACAAGCAAAGCGGGTTACTCTGGTTATGCAGAAAATACAAGCAGTTCAATCAGTGTCGAAGAGTCGAAGTGTCATGATGGAGCCATTCGAATGAGTTGCAAAAAATGCGTTGAGCTGTATGATACACCAATCTTTCTTTATCTGTTGCAAGAATGGTTCAAGATGGATACCGAAAAGGTGTTCAAGACCTTCCATCGCAAAGGACATAAGATCTTTTCATGACTACATCTATTAGTCTGTTCATTGATGACGATGTAAAGTTCCGCGAGGAATATGCATTGAACATCGAGAATGCAACCGAAGAGCAAGTAATCCTTGGAATCCTTAGGGTAGTTGAGTCTGCCCTAACCACACGCAAAAGTAAGCTAGAGGAATTCATGCGTTTGGGATTTCAAGCAGCCAAAGCGTTTAATGAGGCGATGAGTGAAAACAGTAGTTCTGATCCCGTCTCGGGGAAGACCCCGGAAGCTAGCTAGGACGGTAACTTCGATCTCGGCTTATTCATTCGGGGAAACAATCGTAATGGCTGCGGTTGACCAGGATGATCCGAACTGCGATTCCTACTTTAAGCTCCCATTGAAATACGAAAACCTACAAGTATTCGGTGGTCCTAGAGATACCCTGTCTGGCTGGACAAATTTCCTAGCCGAGGCAGCTATCAGTAGCTATGGCATCGACGATGTATTTCTGGTTTCCATGGGAGACGACCACAAAGTAAACACAAGTTTCTGGAACAAGAAATTAGCTGAAGCAATCAAGAAACTTGATGGTCCAGGCTTCGCCTATGGCGATGATATGATCAATGGTTCTGGACTATGTACAGCCTGGATGTCATCTGCTAAAGTGGTCGAGGAACTTAACTGGATGATGTTGCCCTCATGCAGACACATGTATGTGGATAATGTCATTATGGAGTTGGGTACCGAAACTAAGCGAATATCTTATGTACCACAGGTAGTCGTTGAGCACTTGCACCCAGTCGTGGAAAAGTCGGAAATTGACAAGACTTACATCGAGGCTAGCGAGAATATCGGGGCGGATCTGCGAGCCTTCCGCGCCTGGAAAAATGGCAAGCAGTTTGATATCGACTCCGACAAGGTTAGGCGGACCAAATGGTAAAAGAAGCCAACCTGTTAATTAAGCTCAAGGCTGTCTTAGATGAAGCAAGTAGACAGCTTCTAGAAGATTTAATGAAGTCCGTCCAAGTCATTTTGGAAGCCTTCGAAGGAGAAGAAGTGAAAGTTCCAACGTTAGGTAGAACTGTCCACTATCGCGGCAAGGAAGGCGTGCAAGCGCTTCGCGCGGCAATCGTTTCTTGTACACTCGAAGAGTTGGATCAGCAAAATGTCCTGGATGGAAATATTTCAGATCTGGATGATGAAATGCATGTTCACTTGCATGTGATCACTCCGGGGGCCAGAGGACATTTTGAAGAATTCAATGTATCCCATGGGACTCCACAGGAGGATGGGAAAATTCCGCCAGGCACTTGGTGCTGGCCGAAGCTGGTTTAACGGTCTATCCAACGATGGCAAGGCCGGGTTATTACTAGCAGTTTTGATGGTAATTAACTGCTTATTTGGTCTGTCTATGTTCTTTTTGGTCTGGGCAGCCAGGTAAGAATAAGAACCATAGTGTCGGGCTGATCGGACGCTGACCTCGTTAGATGGTTCTTATCACCAATTAAGCAGGAGGCGCCTTTATCGTTGTCGGCTCATAACCGAATCGATGAACTGATTGATGCAGGGGTGTGTTGGGGTTTGCGACCGTTCTGGCCCCTGGCTCCAACGATACGACTAGGCTCAAGAGGCGCCTCCACTATGGAGTATGGTGTAATTGGCAACACGTCAGATTTTGGATCTGAAGACTCTAGGTTCGAACCCTAGTACTCCAGCATGAGGAAATTAAAAATATGGTATATAGATGGGACGGATGAAGTTGTAGAAGGTGCGCGCAGAACTGAAGTCAAAGAAGGCGTACTCAGGGTCTATGACCAACTTGAATACATAGAAGATAATAACTACAACTCGTACCCAACAAGAAAGCACTTAGGGTCGTATCCACTCACGGCATTAAAGAAGTGGCACTGGGTTGACGTCGATGAATGAATTCACAAAAATTCTAGAATGTCAAGACTGTGGTCGAGTGATAAAGATTCTTACGGAATATGAGAATCAACTAGTAGCAAGAGATCCTTACAATTACGTCATATACTGCACTGAGTGTCAACGAGGTCGTGATAGATGGAAAACGGCGAGCGAATCACAGTAAACCTTACCAAGAGCGCTGCCATAGCCTTGAGTACAGTAGCTGAGAGCGAAGGAATTAATAAGACTGATGTAGTCGCCAAATCTCTCAAAGCCTATGCGTACTTTATAGAAGCTCAAAATGAAGGTGCAACTCTATTCTTCCAATACGAAGATGGAACTAAGGAGAGAGTCAAATTTCTATAATAGTTTGGATCAGCATAGACAATTCACACGACCAGCTCTCACAACCTTTGTGGGCAGAGTACATAAAAGCAGTTGATCGAGTAGTTCGGACTCATGCAATAGCTACCTTTGCCAGCATGGTTCACTCTCAACCAACCTCGCACACGATGAATTGTCACTGGTGTATTGAGTTACCTAACTCTGAGAACTTCCTCAAGCACAATCTTTGGCAAGAGCTGTCAAGGATAGCCAGGAACTTCAAGCAAGAGCACATTGCTTGGAACGAAACTCCCAAAACTCAATATGTCCTTCCGGAGGATTCGACAGGTGAACCCAGCACCCAGAGCAAAGCTGCTTAACACAACGAACTGGCGTAAGCTTCTGAAAAATGAAGCCCTAGATCAAGCACCAGATCCCAACGGCAACAGAGCTGCACGTAGAGCATACAAGAAACAAACAAAGAGGGATGATGGAAATTCAGGAGTACATCGATAAAGGACTGATCCATTCAATTCACACCTCTGAGCGCAGAGCTTTTCGTGGCTGTCGTCGCCGTTGGGACTGGGCTTATCGGCAAAATTATCACCCCACGGTAACGCCCGCACCTCTGGAATTTGGTACGGCTTATCACGTTGCCATGGAGACCTACTATAACCCGGACACTTGGGCAGAAGATAACTGGACAAAGTCGCGCAACGCAATTGATGCTTTCAAGGACACGGTTCAGGACCAATACAGCAGATACATTGAGCTTAATGGTAGACCTGAAGATGATGTCATTGAGCGATACAAACACAGCCTGTCACTAGGCATAGACATGGTGAAGTATTATACTACAAAGATAAGCCCCAAGATTGATCAGGGTTTGACTCCACTAGCTGTAGAGATTCCCTTCGAGGTAAGCTTGGGCTTCAATTGTGGTTGTGAAGCTTGCAAGGTGAGATGGAAAACTTCTTCCGATGGGATTGCTCACCATGACAAATGGCAAGAGGAAACTTACCAGTACTTCATCAACAAGGGACGAGGACCCGACAAAGCCCGGCAGTTCTGCGCAACAGAATCCAACTACTGGAAACTATGGGCTGGTTTACCTGTCACCTTTGGTGGACGAATCGATGCCATTTTCGAAGACTCCGACCACAGGATACTTTGTGTGGATTGGAAAACAACCGCCAGAATTCTAGATGATTTCGACGAAGCTGCCTTCCTAGAACTGGACGACCAGGTTGCAGGCTACCCGGTAGCGATTCGCAAGCTTGGCAGGCGCGTGGACGGCTTCATTTACCACGAACAGCGCAAGGCAGTACCGGAGAAGCCCAAGCGCTTACAACGAGAGTATAAAGGAAGAGCTTTCAGTACAGACAGAAATGCTCCCATGGAATACGAAACTTTCATTAACACCATTATGGCCGAAGACGTTCGCGGTTATAACATGGGATGCTACGACGAATACCTGGAATTCTTGCAAGGTAAGATGGCACCGAAGTTCTACCAGCGCCACGTTATATACAAGACTGATATACAAATTCAAAACTTCTGGAACGATCTAATTAACGAGGCCAAGGATATCCTCGGCAATCCACGAGTTTACCCACAACCTTCCCGATTCAGTTGCAGCTCTTGTATGTATCGGGTTCCGTGTGATGGACAAAACCGTGGGGAGGATTACAAGTATACCCTAGAATCTATGTTTACTGAGAGCAGACTATGACTACTCCACACGATGTATATAGAGACTTAATTAAAGCATATAACAAGGCATCTGCCGCGTCCGACGAGTGGAACCAACTCAGCGATGCAATTAAGCAACGTGAGAGGATCTACGCAGAGAACGTTGGACTTGACAAAGTGACTCTTGGCGACAGAATTACAGATGTTAAAGACAAGGCACGAACCCTGAAAGATGTGTTTAGCAAATACTCTTTCTGGAAGGGTGAAGTGGAACGGCATTCAGCAATGCTTGCTGGCGTTTTGGCTTATGAACAGTACACTAAGATAGGTACCGATCGATATGAACCCATGCCTGGACAGTGAGACTGGCCCATGATAGGCTACTGACACCTGTGACAACACGACGGACAAAGGCGACAATGTGTCAGTCAAACAAATTGCTGATTTGCCAATCTATCAGGTAAAAGACAAAGAGCCAAAATTCAATTTTCTGGTTTATGGTGAGAGTGGAGTTGGAAAGACTAGGTTCTGTGGAACTGTATGTGATGTCCCAGAATTGTGTCCGGCACTCCTACTTGATGTCGAAGGTGGAAGTCTAACCCTACGATCCATATACCCTGAACTTGAATGCGTCCGTATCGACACTTGGGATAAGCTGAAGAAGGTTCATGCTAGGCTGAAGCAATCCCCGGATCATGGCTACAAAACTATCATCATCGATAGTATAACCGAAATGCAAAAAATTGGTATGGACTATACCATGCTCACCCGCAAGGGTGGAGACGATCAAGTTGTTCCTGAATTGAAAGAGTGGAACATCAACATCGAACAAGTCCGCAGATACGTTAGGGCATTTCGGGATCTCGAAGGAGTTAATACACTTTTCACAGCACTTGTCCGGGTGGATGTAGATAAGCGAACTGGTATGTCCAGAAAGAAGCCTTCGCTTAATGGTAAAGTTGCTGACGAAGTGTGTGGATTCCTAGATATCGTCACATATTTGGGTATGGAGGAAGTGGATAAGGTACCGACTAGAATCTTGCAGACAGGAAACACTCCAGGAACAATAGCCAAAGACCGATCGAATTTCTTACCGATGCTTATGGCTAACCCTACTATGGCTGATATTTACAAGCACGTTAATCAGGAAGGCTGATCTCAGTGAGTTTTAAGCTTAATATGTCGGACAAAGAGGCAGAGTCGAAAGAATTCGAGTATCCTCCGAGTGGCGAATATATTTGCAGGATTACTGATATCGAACTAAAGTCTGTGGCCAAGGCTGGCGACAACTTCGGCAACCCATACTGGAAACTCACCCTCGTGGTTGAGGAAGGTCAGTACAAGGGTTCTACCATTCCAACTACAGTCATGCTTTACGCAGGCGCACTGTATTCCATTAAGCAGCTATGTGAAGCGCTTCACCCAGAATTCATTGATGGTAAAGAGATCAAGCTCCCATCGATTGAGAATGGCGCTCCAGATCCCGATCCGTGGCTGGGACAGCTAGTGAAGATCAAGGGTACCAAGCTGGCTGCTGGTACTCGCCGCAAGGACAGCTCCACCCGCGAGTTTGATGAATTCAACGTGCGCTACCGCTCTACCAAGAGTGATTCGAAGTCCGCAACTGGCGGATTGCCAATTCCTTCCTAATTAATCGGCTAACCCTACAACCCAGTAAGGTCTAGTACCTTACTGGGTTGTATAACATTGACACGGTGAAAGTTGTTTAACCCATATGAGATTAGTGCTGTAGCATATTATGAGGCTGGATTCAGCCCACTACCAGCAATCGGCAAGCTGCTCGCAGTTAAGGAAGCTTCCGGCAGGTATCCACTAGCAGACATTGACAGAATAAAAAAATGGCTGATCACCCACAAGTCATCTAATGTCGCCCTAAGGCTCCCACCCAACGTGATAGCGATTGACATAGATGCTTACAAGGGAGATCTTGAGAGACTAGCAAAGCTTGAAGAAGAACTAGGACCGCTACCCGTTACATGGAATTCGGACTCCCGTGGTGGCAAGGGCGGTAAGTTACTATATCGAATCCCTGCATCAGTTGAGTCGAAAAAGTGGCGAAGTAACATCGGCGGAATTACTATAGTTCAACACACCCATCGTTACGTGATGGTACTTCCGTCCTATAACAGGGAATCGGAATCCCGATATATGTGGTACTATGGTCTGGGCGGCGATTTAGTTCCGGACTTCCACATACCATCGATAGATGACATAGCCGAGTTGCCACACGCATGGGCGCTCGCGCTTAAGAAGGAAGACCGAATGATATTCGACTCTAACTCAGAGGTGAGTAACTTCGGTCTAGATTCCTTCAATCAAGACCCACCTTGCACTTACATGAACACTCTAACTGAGATGTGCAAGGAAAAGCTCCTCGCGGCCTATGACTCTGGTCTGCATGATACTGGTATATCCGTGATATTTACCTTGCTGACCGCAGCGGTAAATGGACATGCCGGGGTTGTCGAATCCATGGAAGAGGTATCAGAGGTATTTTGCTGTGCACCAAATCGGGCTCGTGACTTAGGTGCAGAGTGGAATAACCTCCTCGATTGGGCTTTAGCTAACATTCCAACCAACGAAACTAGTCAAGTAGATGTCTGTGAATTAAGTATACCAAACTACAGTGAAATAAAAATTGAAGTGAATGCACTGATGGCTGAAATATCCCTACTAGTTAGAGCTGGGATTCCTCAGTTCAGAGCCATTCGCTACCTAACAGGCAAGCGAGGCAGGTTAACGTGATTCCTACAGGTGACCAGGAGGAAGCGCTTACGCAAATCCATAAGTGGTTCCACCAAACCACAAATAGGGTCTTCAAGCTTGGAGGTTTGGCCGGTACAGGTAAAAGCTCAATTATCCCACTGGTGCATATGTACTTGGGATTGGAGCCGTCAGAAATAATCTACGCCGCTCCAACGAACAAAGCAGCACTGGTAGTCCAGAATAGACTGAGTCTAAACGATATCGTAGCAAACGCTATGACCATCCACAAGACCTTCTACCGCAAAGAAGAGCGTCACTGTGATGCTTGTCCACTAAAGGAATCTCTCCGTAACATCTGTCACGGCAGATCAGGCTTCAATGTTTGTGGGTGTTATCTGGACTTCCATGCACGGGTCATGATAAACTCCACAATAAAGCTCATCATCTGTGACGAAAGTTCCATGGTTAATCGAGAAGTTTACGAAGACCTACTGTATTCGTTGCCTAAGCGAGTACGAATTTTGTTCGTTGGCGACCATGGACAGCTAGAGGCGATCGAGGACAACGTCGAAGTTTCAAAGATCATGGGCAAGTTCGAGCTTATGCGATATCCAGACTTCACCTTAGTTGAAATTCAACGGCAGGCTAAGGATTCAGCAATCCTAAAATTGGCCTACCAGGCTCGTAAGGGCTTGGATATTGATTACGGAAACTATGGTCCAGGTGTGGACAAAATCCGACTAAGCGATGAACTGGACTTTGATGCCGACGACCCTAACATCGTAGGAATTACGTACTTCGCCAACGCTGACCATACTAATCCGCAACATCGCGGGAGGTTGTCAGTCACCGATCTCAACCAGATCTGGCGAGCAAATCTAGGAATAGAGGGAACCCAACCAAACCTCGGGGAGCGCCTAGTTTGTCGTGAGTATATTCGCAGACTGGGAATCCCCAAGGGAACCATGGGCATTGTCGAATCAATACAAATAAAAGATGCTGAATCGTATCGAGTCGAAATGTTTCTTGATGACGAACGAGAGTACGAAGCACTGATTTCCCGTGAGCAGCTTGGCCAAAACAAAGCCATTTGGGGAAGACAACATCTGGATAAATGGGATTTCGGATATGGACTCACCTGCCACACTGCACAGGGATCAGAGTTTGAATCGGTAGTGGTATTTGAACCTCCTAAGGGATTCGCTAACTGGTTGGGAAGACAATCATATAGTCGATGGCTTTATACTGCGATAACGAGGGCTAAGCGCAACCTATTGCTCGTGGGGTGACCCATGGCCCTACAACACCATTGGCCACCAGGCAATACTCTAACAGTTCAGGAACTGTTACCAACAAATCCTGATCCAGGAGATTTGCCTAAATTATCCGGAAGAATAACTGGACAATATGGCTGTCCAGGTCTGCTATACTGCATATGGAAGTCCGGCAGACATGCAGCCATGGTGACTACTTGTAAGCGTTGG